TGCTGGTTCCAATGGTTCTGATGGCGCGGTGGGTGCAACGGGTCCTGCTGGTTCCGATGGCGCAGTGGGTGCAACGGGTCCTGCTGGTTCCGATGGTTCTGATGGCGCAGTGGGTGCAACTGGCCCTGCTGGTTTCACTGGCCCTGTCGGCTCTAAAGGAGAAAAGGGTGAAGAAAATGGTCCTACAGGTGCGGTAGGTGCAACTGGTCCTGCTGGTTCCAAAGGTTCCGATGGTTCTGATGGCGCAGTGGGTGCAACTGGCCCTGCTGGTTCTGATGGCGCAGTGGGTGCAACTGGCCCTGCTGGTTCCAATGGTTCCGATGGTTCCAATGGCGCAGTGGGTGCAACTGGCCCTGCTGGTTCTAAGGGAGAAAAGGGTGAAGTAGGTTCTTTTGATACTTCTTCCGACTTATCGTTGACCTCTAGATTATATGTAACCGGTGATGTATCATTGAATGGTGGATTATATGTAGCCGGTGATTTATCCTGGAATCCTACAAATGTACCAACTGATGCATTAAACCCTTCTGCTTTAGTCGGTGTTAACGTCAACAGTACTACTTTTACTAATCCAGGATTAACTTTCACTCCTGATATTTTATTCAACAAGAAAACTGTCACCGTACAAGATGCTTCTTTTAACACTCAAGTATCTATTGGTGGATTTATTAAACAATTTTAAATAATCAAACCAAAAATTAATTGAATAATACGATTGAAAAATAAAATCGTATTATTTAAAATAAAATATGTTCATAACATATATATGTCTATAGCTACCTTAAAAAGAAAAACACAAACAAAATACAATAATATGAGTGTAAATACTGGTACCGGGTTTTCATTAAATGGTACAACTCGTAATCAAGGATATATTGGACAAACCTCCTTATCTCGTACTTTAGTAAGAACCCTTCGAAATGGCACTGCCGTAAGGGGTCATGGTGGGTGTTGTACTGATGCAAGCAAGGCTCCAGTTCTACAAGCAGAATTTACAAACTTAGAGGATAATAGTGTGGTAAAAAAATCATCTTTAAATACCATGGGAATGTTGAAAAGAAGATATAACAATAAGAATTATAATTTTGTGAAACCTGATAGTAATCATAATTTAAATACTTCTCAATATCATACTGATAAAAAGAAAAAAGATTGTATACGCTGTACCGAAAGTACAATTGATCCAGACGCAACTATTTCCTGTTGTAAAGAATGTAACCCTAACGAAAATAATGTAACCAAACCGATTGAAACATATATGCATATTTCAGGAAATCAATATGTAGAAAACTTAAATAAAAAATGCATTGAAAACGATGTTATCTTTGTACCAACTGCTAATAAAAGAGCCCCTTTTGCTGGATTTAATTAAAAAATTGATAATATAATAAATAATTATTTCATTATATTATAATTATGGACAACCAACATGAATTGCACGAACAATATGTACAAACCTTTACTAAAAAAGAAAAACGTGGATATGAAATAGCAAAAGGCCTCTTAGGAATGTCTTTTGATTTAGAAAAAAGCATAGGATATCAAGAATGGAAAAAAAAACAAAAGGATAATAATAATAAATAATAATATATTACTAATTATAATGAGTTTGTTAAAAATAATTTTGCAATTACTTGTATTTGTTTTTAATAAATTAAGTCCTGAAGAAAAAAGAATTTTTTATGAAATTAATAACAAATATCAAATTGAAATGAATGTAACACGAATTGGTATTGTACAACAATAAAATTACTCAGAATGAAGGGACTTATTTTTAAAATCTTTATAACTCATTACTTGCTTCTGAAGATTTGTCTCTTGTTCCAAATTTTCGAGTAACGAAGATGTAAATTGAACACTTTTATTCTTTTTTAATGGTTTATATAATGGCTGAAATGAACGTATTTTACCTAAGGAAACAAACTTGTTTGTAATAATATTTTTGATTTTTTCATCTTTGTTCTCTTTTGTTTGATCGTTATTATCTTTTGTTTTTAATTTATCATTATTATAATTTTTTAACTTTGCAAATGGTGAATTCTCATCAGAATCCTCTTTTTGAATATTTTTCTTTTCGTTTTTTTTCTTTTTTTCAATATGATGTATTTTTATTAGCGGAGATTCATTTTCAATAGAAACAATATTTTGGTCAATGAAAAAATCCATACAATGAAATGTTAAACAATATTTCATGGCTATAGCATTTAATAATTTATATGGTAAACTATTCGTATCAGAATAGTAAGAAAAAGCCATTTTAAAAGCATCGTAATACATGATGACACTTCCTCGTGGTGTTTGCTCAAATAATATTCTTTTCTTCCAACTTTTCTCTAATTTATTGTCTTCAGCAACTATTGCATCTTTGTATATTGTTTCATTGTAAAATTCCTTTTCGATATTTTCACTTAGTGCCCCTTTTTTTAACGTTTCCAAAAATTGTTCTTTTTTATTTTCGATATAATCATCACTCTTTGTCAAAATATTTTCGGTTTTTATTCTTTTTCTATTCGTTAAAAAATAAAAAAAGTCGTACAATTTGTCTTTATAAAAATATAAAAATGGTACAGTGAATAGTAAACTAGAAACATGTAATGGTTTTTGAAACCATTTTTTATAAGAAAAAATATACATTATAATTAAAATCAGATGATGTTTTTATGCCCTTTTTTGTTCTTTTACTTGTGCTAATCTTAATTTCACTAATTCTGGCATTTCGTCTTCTAAAACGGGAACTTTGATACGCTGATAATTTTTATACTTATTATCAGGGTGCATGCAAACCAAATACAAATCAGTAATTTTTTTTCCGTATTTACTTTCCAAAATATATTTATACACATTTAATTGCAAAGCATAATGCCAAAAATTCGTATCTGGCAAATGATCAATGCAAGGCGTTGTAGCAAATTTATTAAATTCAGCTTCATGTTTTATTTCTTCGCATCTTTTCCAATCATATATTTTTAAAGTTCCGTCCGGATTTTCAAAAATCATATCAATAGAACCGGACAATTTCATTTCTTCATGATAAATCATCCATTCAGTTCTGTATGCCTTTAAATCGGGATTATCTCTTACAAAATTTTTAAAGTAACTAAATTCAACAGAATCATTATTTACTGGTTCATTATTATAATAATATTCAATATCATTATGCATTTTTGTACCAGCAGTTGACGAGGATATTCTTTTATCATCCCACATTTTTTTTATTTGTTCCTTTGTTTTTCCATAATATTTGTAACTTGGATCGTTCATTTTTTTACTTTTCAACATTTTATCGATAATCGCATCTGCATCAAAATGACCAAAATGACTATGATTCCATGTTGTCACAGAAGTATATCCTCCTCGATCGCCGCAAACTGTATAAATATGGGGGCCTTCTTCAAAGCTAATGTCCTCATCCCGTGGATGAGGATTTTTGTTAGACAAATATGTTGGCACAACGTGCTCCATTCTTATTAATTAAATAGATAAATAAAAAATATTATTCAATTTTATTAATTAACACTTGCAAACTTAGGCGTTTTTTTGACATGACTACAAAATAACGCCCGTATTTTTCCATATAAAATTTCTTTCTTTTCTGTTCCTCCCAACACTTTTTTATAATTTTCCATATACATGTCTTTATATTTATCTGTTGTTTCAATCAACTCCTTATTTTCTTTGTACCATATTTGTGTAAAAGCAACAATAAACTGATCACATAAATGACTAAAATATTTATCTAATATTGTATTTGTTACTGGTTGCCAAGAATCATTTCCATCAAATATATCATAAATATAAATATTGTTTATTTTATTCTTTTGATAACAACATATTGGTAACATCACATCTTTACAAGTGGAAAAGTATTGCTTAAGCATTTTTTCAATACCGTCATATAAATTTTTTTGAAAAACTACTTCTAAAAATTCTGGAATGTTCGGGTATAGTTCTTCAATAAACCATTTTTCAAAAGTTATACAAGGTTTTTGTGTTTGTAGCCATTCCATAAAATTTACTTTTTTTGTTGTTGTGTCTTTTGTTTCCATCTTGGAAACTCTCTTTTTTAAGTTTTCATTTTCCATACTCAATTCTTTTATAAGTTGAAACATTTCAAAGGCATTAGGAATTGGCTCACTTTCTAATTCTATATTATTTTGCTGTTCTTTTTCCGAACTTTTTAAAAACTTGCATATACTTACATGCCTATTAAAATTATATTTTTGTTTGTATGTTTTGCAACAATACAAACATTGAAATTCGCTCATTTATGGGGGTAAATATGAGATTATTTTTATCAATTTTATATTTAGTAAAAACATAAATACCAATAATAATATATATACAAATTGTATATGCAGAAAAATAATTCTTTTTATTTACTAGTACTATTATCTTTATTGTTTGGTTTCTTGGTTTTACATGGTTGTTTTACCTTATATACTCAAGAAGGTTTTGAAGAAGGAAAAGATTCAAGCAAACCTCTTAAAAAAGAGAAAGATGAAAATAATTTAGATGAAAAAAGCGAGAAAAAAATTCCTGAAGAAAAACCAGATAAAGAATTTAAAAAACCAAAAAATTCTGTTAAAAAAATAAAAGTAAAAACCCTTCCTTTTTAAATGAACTACACGATTGTTTTATATATATAATTTATAGAACTATATATATAATGAGTAATTTTAATAATCCCCATGAAATGTTTATGAAGCCAAAAACTGAACAATTTGGAACTCATATGGTAATGACAAATGTTCAACAAACAAATAAAACTAAATATATAAGTATTGATAGTAAATATAAGGATGATTATCAAGATAATAATACAACCAATAGTCATGCGGATTTATTATCAAATCAACTAAGTACATCTAATTTTAATATTACTTTGCCTGAACGAATTAGCAATGTAAAATCAATCACTATGACACATGCAGAAATACCGTTATCTTATTATAATATTTCTAGTAATTTAGGCAATAACTACTTCAAAGTAATTGTATCTGGTACTGAAACAATGATTACTGTAGAGGATGGATTTTATACCGAAACACAATTGCAAAATAAAATAAATTCACTTTTAACAGGAGGAAGTATTAATTTAACACTTTCAACTTCCTCCCTTTCTAAATCTAGTATGGTAGCAGGAAGTGAAACCATTTCTGTTCATTTTGACGTAAATAGTCAAGGAATTCATGATAAATACCGCATTAAATCCAAACTTGGTTGGTTACTTGGATTTCGTTTACTTAACTATGATGTTACTACAACTCCTGTATCAAGTGAAGAGTTTTCGAATATCAAAGGCTCTAAGTATTTATATTTAGCCATTGATGAATTCAGTAAAGGAAATCAAAACTCTTTTATGAGTCCTTTGCATAGTTCTTTAATTAATAAAAATATATTAAGTCGCATTTCATTAGATAGTAATAATTACGGTCATGGTTCGGTGTTACCTGCAAATCTTAATAACGGATACTTAGTAAGCGACACTCGTAGTTATAACGGAAATGTTGATTTACAAAAATTAAACATTCAATTATTGAATGAGGATGGGCTACCCGTTATTTTAAATGGATTAGATTTTTCATTTTGCTTAAAAGTAGAATACCTATAAGTTGATATAATTAATTACATTATTGATATAAAATTGATAATGTAATCTATTTATAGTATAGATTAACATATGTCTAACAATGATATTAAGGTAGTAAATTTTGAACAATTTGCATATACTGAAGAACTACCAACTAAAAAAAGATATTCTTCCAGATTAGACACTTCTATTTTATCCAAAGAACAAAATATTGCCTATGAAAAATACAAACAAGGAGAAAACATATTTTTAACAGGGCCTGGCGGTACCGGAAAAACAAAACTCATTCAATATTTTGTTGATTACTCAAGATATTACGAAGAAAGATACCAGGTATGTGCAATGACCGGTTGCGCGTCGTTATTACTGCAATGTAACGCACGCACTCTTCACTCATGGAGCGGAATTAAATTAGCTAAAGGTACAAAAGAAAAGGTGGTTGAATATGTTACCAATAATAAGAGTGCTATGAAAAATTGGAAACGAGCAAAAGTACTTATTTTAGATGAGGTGAGTATGCTATCCAGAAAAATCTTTGAAATTATTGAAGAAATTGCGAGACATGCAAAAAAAAATGAAAGTCCGTTTGGTGGAATGCAAGTCGTATTTAGTGGGGATTTTTGTCAATTACCACCCGTTGGAAATTATGGAGAAACAGATACATTTCAGTTTTGTTTTCAATCTCCCATATGGAATAATGTATTTCCATTATCTAATTGTATTTTACTTAAAAAAATATTTCGACAGAGCGATCTAGCATACGCAAAAATATTGCAAAATATACGCCAAGGAATATTAAAAAAACAAGATTTTCAAATGTTAAAAAAGCGCTTGCATTTAGAATTTGACCCAATGCGTCATTTTGGATGTGTACCAACTAAATTATTTCCTTTACGTGCAAAAGCAGATCAAGTAAATAATGTTATGTATGAAAAACTAGACGGTAATAATTTTACTTTTGAAATCATCAAAAAGACAGATAATATTAACTTAGAAAATGGTAAGCCTATACCAAGAGAATTGTATGAAAAATGTAAACGTTTATCTCAAAAAGATATTGATTTAGAGTTTACTTCATTAATCAATAATGTCCCTTGTCAACCCATATTACATTTAAAAAAAGGTGCCATTGTTATGTGTACTATAAATTTAGATATGGATAGTGGGATTTGTAATGGTTCTCAGGGAGTTATTACACAAATAGTAGAAGCAAATAATCAAGTTGTACCGTATGTACGATTTTCAAATGGGATAGAAAAACCAATTTTACCACATTTTTGGCAATGTGAAGAATATCCTACAATTTCAGTTGGACAGTATCCATTAATTTTAGCATGGGCTCTTACAATTCACAAAATTCAAGGCGCCACGTTAGATTTAGCAGAAATAGATGTGGGAAACAGTGTATTTGAATACGGTCAAACATATGTAGCGTTATCTAGAGTAAAATCTTTAGACGGTTTATATTTGTCAGCGTTCGAACCCGAGAAAATTCAAACCAATCCTATAGTCATTGAATTTTATAAAAGTATAGATTCTTTAGAAGAAATCCAATAATAAAGTAATTGCATAAATAAATAGTATAATGATTTATATATTAATGGTTGCGGCTAGTTTACTACCAGTTTGTATTTATAATCGCGAATTATATTTTTTATTTGGAAAGGAAAATAGTCTAGAAGATAGTGCAAAAGGATGGTCAGATTTCGGCGGACGTGTAGAAAATAACGAATCAATTTATCAAGGAGCCTTACGAGAAGGAGCTGAAGAAATGACGGGATTTTTAGGAAATGAGCACGACCTTAAAAAAAGAATTCGCAATAGTGGAGGATATCATAGAATATCTCACAACAAATACCATGTACATTTATTTCATTTACCATATGAACCGAAATTAGTTGAATACTACAACTATAATCATAAATTTTTATGGGACCGCATGAACCATAAATTGTTAAATAAAACTAAGCTTTTTGAAAAGATTGAATTAAAATGGTATTCTTTAAGTGATATGAAAAAGCACCGATTAGAGTTTCGCGGTTTTTATCAAGAAATTGTAGATAAATTTATTGAAAAAGAGAAAGAAATCAAAAATTTTTTGCATGATATTAAGAGATAAATTTTTTTAAAAGTTAGTAAAATTCTGTTAATTATACATTAAATAACAAATACATATTTTGTTATTTAGTAAAGAAATGAGATTATAACTAAGTAAAAAAATACGCTGTAATTGTATAATAGAGTAAATATGTCCAATAATTCTTGGAAACAATATGGAGGTATTTCTAGGATGGAAGAATTTAATGTTATTAATGCAAATACAGTAGTTGCAGAACAGTTTGTATCTAGATCTACTCGACCCATTTATCAGTATCTAAACGGAACTTTTGAAGTATCAGGTGATTTATCAGCTGCAAATAATATAATTACTAGTACAAATTTCTATTGTAAATCAGATATAACCGTTGATAGAAACTTATATGCGAATGAAAAATTATTCTTTGGTAGTGGTAAATTTGAACCAATTACTCCAGATTTACCTAATGATTCTACTCATGCATATTTATATGGTGATGCAAGTTTTGTAGGAGTGAATATTAAGCAACCAAACACTATCTTTCATATTACATCAAATGTACCAGAAGAGACTAACATACTTACAGTAGAAAGTAGTAATAACTATATAAGAAATATTTTAGCTCAAAATAAAAATGATAAAGGTGTCGTGTTGGATGCGGATGATAATAGCGCAAATATATTTTTTCATGTAGATTCTAGCACTGATAAATTTAATGTTAGTGACGCAAACATAACATATTCTATTGGTGGTAACTTATCTAGTTATTCAAATTACAATAACATGTATGCTTTAGAAAACATCACACTTAATAGTTCTGGTGGGTATTTACTAGATACATCTGGAACTACTACTTTTATTGACCGTAATAACGCTAATATTAGAACAGACCTTAGTGGAAATTACGATATACATAGTTCTGGAAACTATACATTAACTACAAAAGGTTCTGTTGAAATTCACGCTTCTGGTGGATTTATTGAAGTTGATTCTTCTGGAGGCGAAATTCAAATGAATTCTCACCAAACAAACATTCAGAGTTATGTAAATATAGCAGTTCCTGAACGTGGTATGTCTGATGAACTATATGGTGAGACATTGACTGTATATGATTCCTCAAATGTTTCATTTTTACCTAATGTTTATGACATTTCTCGCGTATTAACAGGGAACACAATTGTTGGCGTAGCCAAAGATGCTAGCGCAAATACATTCATGCGATTAGTTACGGGAGAAGGTTTATTAGGAAGTGCTTATGGTGGCGGAGTATTCCCTAACGATACAAGTCGTTCTGTAAATATGATTGGTTTAAATGATGCTAATGGAAATTATGTAAACAATCAAATAATTATTAACAACAATCGTAAAGATAAATATATGTCATCTGTAGGGTTCAATACATTTGAACCCAAATCTGACCAATATACTGTTGATATAAATGGTCCAGTACGAATTTCAAATGGAGAAATTCAAACATTGGAAGAAATTAACTTTGAAATAAATTCAATCTACTTTTCTAAAACACATCCAAATCATGGCATTGGAATAGGTACGCCAAGTACATTAATAGATAGTAACACCAACCCTCGATATGACCAGTTTGCTGTATTTACTAACGATAAGGGTATTAATTGGCACATATCAGAGAAAGTATATGGAAATTCAGATTTGAATCAAACTAATGTTCCTTTTAATAGTGCCTATTTATACGACTCTACTTATGGTTTTATTGTAGGTGAAAAATCATATGCTTATTATACTAACAACGGAGGGTTAAATTGGTACCGCATAACATTTGGTGATTTACTCTTTAGAGACCAAATGACAATAGTTGGAGGTACTTATGATAATAAATTACGTTTGTTCATACCATACAAATATAATAATGTTGCTACCAATCAAATTGATAGTGCAACGAATCAAATCCGTTATTTTGATATACAAATTCCCAATTTATCAACTACGTTGAATGGTCAAATTTATCCAATTGGTTCTAATGAGATATCTTTAAATATAAACGTAAAATGCTCTACATTCACTGCTAGCAAAGTGATTTTTGCTGGAAATGGTATTGCTGTCTTTAATATTAATCTTATTGGTAGCCCATCTTATTTTTACCAATCAAATATTTATCATGATGTTTATGCAATTGACAATGATACAATTATAGCTGTAGGCAATGATGTAATCTCTTATTCACAAGATGGTGGTATTAATTGGTCATCTTTCAATATTTCTACAGAAACCTCCATGGCAAACAACAAATATAATATTTCAAATATTGTTTTAAAAAGTATACATGCTCGTAATAACAAAATTGTCGTTGTTGGTGAAGAAGGAATATTCGGCTATTCTGATAACGGGCCCGCCAAAGAAAATTGGAAAATAGTTCCCGATTCTATGTTAAATTCATCCGGTATTTCAGAAAGAATTAATGGAAAAAAGAATGAATTAATGAATGTTTATATGAAAGATGACGAATCCATTCTTATTACAAAAATAGCCGAAAAACAATTTAATGATGTAATAGATAACTCTAAAGATAGACCTGGATTAACCAAAATTCTACATGTTTTTATTCCTCCTTTATTTAATCGTTTGCAAAATAAAATCTTAGATATTTGCGGTAACATTAATATTGTTGGTGACATGGATATTTTAGATGGCGACCTTAGCGTAACAAATCGACTGTTTGCTAACTATATTGATAGTAACGATGATGGTACTTTTCCCAATAATAAAAATTTATCAATAGGTGAAAATACACAAATCATCAATATTGGTGCTGTTATGCCAGATTTCAGAAAAACAGGAGAATATTATATTCGCGATGATTCTAGTTATAATTTTATTAATATTGGTGCGGTTCAACCAGATACTGACGCGAAGCCATATTATATTCAAATGGGTAACTATCTAGGAACCAAAAATCCCGATATAAGTCAAAATAAAATTGTTATAGGAGGTGCAACTGATGACCTTGTATTTGGTGGTGGCGGATTTGCAATTAAGTCAGAAGCTGAGTTATTGGTAACTAATAAAATTGTGCGTGTTAATAATGATACATCAAATCCTAATTCTTCTGCAGAGGCCGGATTATACATATATGAACGATACTCAGATGCAGTCTACGATACTGAACCAGATGCAGGGTTTGTTCGCATTTCAGATGACCGTAAAGGGTTTAACTTTAAACCAACTATCAAAAATTCTCATATTGTAACACTTGAGACAGAGGATATGTCTCTGAATTTTGCCAATCCTTATAGTACCGAATATGGAATAAACGATGTTCAAAATGGATTACTTGTTCTTACAAAATCTCAACCTGAAACTGGTGGCGATTATTCAATTACCGTTAAACCAGTAGATTTAAGCAATGTTTTTATTCGCGATTCTCAAACATCTACAGAAGAAATGCAATCTATTTTGACCAAAGTATCCTTCAACGACAATTTATTATTAAATAGTCGTTTTTATGTACAAGACAAATCTTTTTTAAACAATGACGTTTTTATGAATAGTCGTCTTTTTGTTGAACAAGACGTGTCTCTCAACAAACGTTTATTCGTACAAGAAACAACTATTTTGAATGAAGATGTATCATTAAATATGCGTTTGTTTGTTGAAAAAGACGTTTCTCTTAACAGTAGGTTTTATGTAAAAGAAAATACCATTTTGGGCGGTGATGTTTCTATCAATCAAAATTTATTTGTTGGAAAAGATCTTACCATTGACGGAAACCTCTTTGTAGAACAATACAAAAATGAAACCATTATAAATACTACGACTACCAATTACTCGCTTATTGTAGCAGAGGATTTATCATTAAATGGTCGTATGTTTGTAAGAGACGAATCTTACTTTGAAAAAGATGTTTCTTTCAATAGCAACTTATATGTTGCAAAGAAACTCGGTATAAATATTCATGACCCAACGGTATCCTTAGACATTAGCACTAATGATGCTATGAAATTACCTACTGGTACAGATGCGCAACGACCCACATTAGATAATAACTATTACGAAGGTTTTATTCGATTTAATAATAATCTTTTTTATAGCGAAACTGGTGCTGGTGATTATGCTTATGAAGGGTCATTTGGACCAGATACATGGAAACCATTGGGCCAACATTGGAAAGGCGTTATTGATACTGATGGTGATACGTATATTACTGCAGAAAATAGTTACGGTGAAGACAATGACGATTTAAAATTTTATACAAGCAATGAATTGCGAATGACTATCAGTCAAGACGGTAATTTTGGTTTTAATTCAGCACCAAATAGTGATATATCTTTCAATATTCATGGATACACCAATGTAGATGGAAGTTTAAATGTTACCGGGTTTTTAACGCAAGACAATGTAGCAGTTTTGAATGGTACCGGTTCAAGTGTTTCTGTCAACGCTAGGATTTTAGGTAATCATAGTGGCGACGACGGAATGTATATTGGTTATAATCAGACCTCTGATAACGCAGATATACGTTTCTATACTAATGACAACTTACCGAAAATGGTAATAAAGACTAGTGGAGATGTTTCTATGAATGGCAATGTCACTATTGAAGGTGATGTTTCTATGAATAATGATTTATATGTTACAAAATTGCAATCTCGTACTGGAACTACAATTAATCTTGGTAATCATACTATATCTTACAAAAGATTAACTGATGTTCCTACTGAAGCCGCTAACATTGAATCTGTTCCCGTTGGTGGTATTATTATGTGGACCAATCCCGATAATATTCCAATAGGTTTCTATATTTGCGATGGTGGTCAGTATACACCAGGTGTTAATCCTGCAACTGGGTATGATGCATCAAATGCAGGTCCAGTTTCAACATTTAGAAATCTAGCTGGTTTAGAACAACCTATTCCAGATTTACGTTCAAAATTTGTTATTGGATACCATGAAAATGACCCTTCTTTTGGAACAATTAGCGCTACTGGTGGTTCTAATTCTATTACTATTGATAATTTACCATCCCATACTCACGAATCTATCAATGATATTAAAGATGAAAATGGAAATAGCACAAGTCTATCCTTAGGTGATGGTAACAAAGCCTTTTCTGGTGCTGGTGGATATAATATGGGCTATGGGGGTAATTCTTATTTAACTGGTAATACCGGTAATAATAAGGCTTACTATCAACCATATTACGTAGTAATGTTCTTAATTCGTTTTACTACACCTTTAACGAGTGACGTCGCGTTATATGGTCGTAATGTATATCATGTTCCCCATAGGTTAGGAATTGGTACTACCTATCCTAGAGGAGAATTAGAGGTTGCAAAAGATATTAATCGTTTTACAGATGATAAATTGTCTACTTGGCATACAGATGCAAGTAATTGTCAAATCTTACTTAGTGGTGATGGTGATGATGGAGCAAAAGATAGGTTCGCTATTGGGGTTGACCATAGTGAACAGAATAATGGTGTTAATTATGCTTTCTTACAAGCTGCACATCATAACGATGATATTAGTAATAATATACAGAGATATTATAGAAATATAAGTTTACAACCTCATGGTGGAAAAGTTGGTATTGGTGTTACTCAACCAAATGAAAAAGTGAAACTAGAAGTTGGCGGAGACATTTCAGGAGGTAGATTGTTTGTAAGCGAATTGTCTACACATAGACCAGATGGTGCTATTAATCTCGGTAGTAATACAATCAGTTTCAATAATTTAAGAGATGTTCCATCCACTGCAGCAAATGTTGAATCGATTCCAGTTGGTGGCATTGTTATGTGGAGCGACGTTAATAGTATTCCACAAGGATTTTATGTTTGTGATGGTGGTTCTCAAGTATGGCAAGGTGTTAACCCCCCACCTAATTCTTTAAATGAAGATGGTACTACTAGAACAACGCCCTATACAACCTTTACAAATCGTAATCTAATTGAAACCCCTATACCCGATTTACGTTCACGTTTTGTCATTGGATATGACCCAAATGACCCATCTTATAATGCACTATTTAATACTGGTGGTTCTACTACTTTTTCCGCAAATAATTTGCCATCACACAGCCATTATTCTGTGCAAAATCATACAGTTGATGGTACCAATTATTATTTAGGTCAATATAATAGCGTAACTACACATGCATCGGGTGGAAACTATATTGGTGTAGGCATACCAGGTACTTCCATTGACAATGCCTATACAACTAGCACTACCGGGGAAGGTGACCCTTACAGTCCGCCGTATATTACCATGTTATTTATTATTCGAGTTAAAGTACCATTAACAAGTGATACACAATTGTACGGAAAAAATGTATATTATGTACCTCATCGCCTTGGAATTGGTGTGCAAGAGCCTTTGGGAGTTATGCATATTGCAAAAGATGTAAACCCAGATGATGTAAATACCACCACAAATTGGCATACTGACGCTAGTAATTCACAATTAATTTTAACAGGTGGCGTTGGAAGTATACATAAACGCTTAGCTCTAGGTGTCGATACTACCGGAGATTACACATTTTTGCAAGGAGCCAACCACCCTATCACCGTAGGCGGTAGTATTGTTAGTAAAGCTCTCAGTTTACAACCGAAAGGAGGTAATGTTGGTATTGGCACCACGACTCCTGGTTGTGCATTAGATGTTAGTAGAAATGATGCTATTCGTATACCAACAGGTACCACTGCTGAACGACCTACACCCACTAGTTCTGGACATATAGGATATATTCGCTTTAATACTGAAACTAGTCAGTTTGAAGGTTATAACAATAGTGGTGCCTGGCAAGGTCTTGGTGGTGTGATTGATGTAGACCAAGATACTTATATTTTGGCTGAAAGTGCTCCCACTGCAGACGAAGATACATTAACTTTCTTTACAGGTGGTAGTCAGCACATGATTATAAATTCTTCTGGCAATGTGGGTATTGGAACTACGAGTCCTAACGAAAAATTACATGTAGTTGGAACACTATTAATAAGTGATGGTGCTGGTGGTGGTGTATTACAAGGTCCGGATATTAATCATTCGATACATTTTAGAACTGGTAATGATGGAACAGCTGATGTTTTAGATTTTTATGAATATGGAAGTATAAGATATTTTACTGGTGGGACCATACAAAATCAAACTGAAAGAATGAGAATTACAAGTGATGGCAATGTAGGTATTGGCACTACTAGTCCTGGAAATAAATTAGAGGTAGTTGGTGGTGCTACAATAAAAGATGGTACTTACAGCACGGGACAACAAGAACGTATAGATGAAGTACCAATGGGTCTTGGTTCAGCATCAGTTTTGACTTTAACAGAAACTAGCGAGTACTCACACAACCCATATCATATTAGTAATAAGATAACATTTAATGTACTAAATTCAAGTAGTACTAATGGTGTTGGTGCTGTAATAGGTGCTTATAAAATTGGTCAAGATAATTTTGGAAGTGGTTTATTTTTTTCAACTACAAATACTACAAATGAAACATATTTTAGGATGGTTATTAATGATAACGGCAATGTAGGTATCGGTACTACGAGCCCAAGTGAAAAATTAGATGTGAATGGTACTGTTCAAGCAACTTCTTTTAACGCAACTTCTGATGCTAGACTCAAAGATAATATCACTCCTGTTAACAATTCTTTATTAAAAATTAATCAATTACAAGGTGTCAACTTTACATGGAAAAAAGAAGATTCTACTTCACTTAACGCAGGTTTAATTGCACAAGATATAGAAAAAGTTATTCCCGAAGTAGTTACAACACTAGATAATGAAATGCAACAAAAATCTATTAATTATAATGGTTTGATTCCCTATTTGATAGAATCTGTCAAAACGCTATCTGCTGACAAGGATAATATGCAACAAGAAATAGACGACTTAAAAATAGAAAATGAAGCCATAAAAGAAAGAATGAAACAATATGACGAATGGTTTGCACAATTATTACATTAATTATTTCTACTTCTATACGGTTTTTATACATTGATATAATATATATATTATATAAATGATTCTCGATAGTTCTCTGAATATAACTTTGGATAATAGCAATAATGCGGTTTTTCGTATTTTAGGCGAAGAAAGATTTAAAATAACTAATGCTGGGCCTGACATTGGCGGTAGACTTCAGTTCAGCAATGGACGATATATCCATGCATCAGTTCAAGATGACCCGGATGTGGACGAACTACGTTTTAAAGCATCCGGTCATTTGGACGAGCCACTACGAATATATGGCGGTTCAAATTACAATAAGCGAGTTGGTATAGGACGACTTTCAGAAAGTCCATCTAGACCCAATGAAGACATGTCAAGATTCGGGTTGGATTTGCAAGATACTGGAAACGGTTATTTATATGGTTTAAGATTAACGAATGATACTACTGGAACCGGTGGTAGTAACGGAGCATGTATATATTATGAGAATAGTAATATGTATGTTCGAAATTTTACAGGTGGCCCTATAAAATTTAAAACCAAAGGTGCCCAAGCAATGGTTATTGCAAGCAATGGTTGCATTGGTATTGGTGGAATCACAAATCCAATGTATACTCTACAATTAGGATTTGTGAATAGTAATAGTGGAGGAGCCCAGAGGCATGCCAATTGGAATTATTTAAACAGTAGTAATAACAGTTTTAAACAACTCAATGGCAACTATGGGAATATATCCATATTTGTAGGAGGACATATCAGTATAAATGGTGTCATAGTTTGCGTTAGTGATAAAAGAACAAAAACAAATATTTATCCTATGAATCCAGTAAAATCTTTAGATAATTTGCGGTTATTAAATCCAGTACATTACTATTATAAAGACTTTATTAATAATCCTAGTCAATTGCAAGCTGGTTTCATTGCACAAGAAACAAAACATGTTCTTCCAACTTCACTAGAGATGGCTGGACAATCAATACCTAATATTCTTGCAAGTGCTTCTTATTATGTAGATTCTTTTAAGAATAAAATTATTCAGTTCTCTGATTTCGATACAAGTAAACTTGAATTAGATAATTCTGGAAATTTTTATCCCTACCTTCGGGTATTTGATGAAGAAAACGATATAGAATTACCATATTGGATTACCATTTCTAAAATACTTTCTTCGAATTCTATACAAATTGAAACGAAAGAAGAATTGCCGTCTCGTGTCTTTGTATACGGGCAATATGTAGACAATTTTCATTTATTACATTATCATCGTGTGTTTACTACATTTGTTGCTTCCATGAAAGAAGTAGATGCAGAACTTCAAAAAGAAAAATTAAAAACCTTAGAATTACAGCGCGAAATGAATGAACTTATCTCTCTTGTGCAAACTATTCAAAAATAATTTCTCATTTTAAAACATCTATATATTTTAATATGTCTATTGACGGTTCTTTTAATATTACTACTGAAGGCCAAGACCTTCTTTTTGAAAAAGACAATATTGAATCATTTAGAATAGTTGAAACGGGTGGACTGCAAATATCCGATAAACTTTATCTCAACGATTTGAATACATATATTAATAGCGAAGGTGGAAGTAGTGGGTTTGATTTTGTTATTAACAATAACCTAGTCATGCAATCATCTTTATACGGAGATGTGTCTATTGGAACGGGAGTTCGAAATGGAGCATTGCATATTCATGATCCCACTAATGCAAGTATCGGGTTTTCAAGCCCCACTCAGCCAGAATTTGAAGACTCAATTATGAAAGATACCAAAGGATTTTCTATCTCTATGAATGCATATGATTTAATTTTTGATAATGATGATTTTTCATATTATTCATTTGGTGTTAATCGACAAGGCAGATATAACAATCATATGTGTTTTCATCCTCGCATGTATAATGGTGATACAGTAATACCGCAAATGGGTATAGGTGATTGGAATCCTTATAGTAATACAGCTCAAATATACGTTGGTGGGGGTTGGGATCGGTCGATGCGAATTGGAAATTATGATATAAAAAATTTTAATAGTGGTACTAGAGACAGTAACATCACTCAGGGTGGACATCTTTATCCGGGAAACACTTGGGTTGGGCTAACTAATTATTGGACGAACCATCTTCATTCTGTGGGTACTATGGCTTGTAATAGTGCGGCTGTCTATAGTGACGAAAGAATTAAAAGGGACATTCAACCCTTGGAAAAAAGTTATGCTTTAGAAAAAATAAGGTCTATACAACCTTGTTATTTTAATTATATTGATTCTTTAATGAAAGGATTTAATAAAGAAATTGGATTCATTGCGCAAGAAGTTGGCAAAGTATTACCAGAAACATCTTATGTACGTCATGAATATATTCCTAATATTTACAAGCCTGGAAAATGTGTACTTGAATCCAATAACGAATATTTGCTAACTATTGAATATTTCGATACAAAAGACCTCTTAATTGATGCATCCAATAATTATTTACCATTAGCTATATATGATGATAATTTAGAAAACATTCTTGAAATATCAATTCGTGAAGTTATTTCTTCAAATCAACTACGCATTCACTCAGAACAAACATTAACAGAAGATGTATTTGTACAAGGCCAAGAAGTGCCTGATTTTCGCGTATTGCAATATGAACATGTTTTTACTTACGCTACTGCAGCATTGCAAGAAGTTGACCAACTATTACAAAAACAAAAAATGAAAAATGAACTTCTTCAAAAAAAGTTGAAAATGTTACAAGAACGAGCAAAAAATCTTCTAGAAAAACAATAATATTTTATTTTAGAAAATATTATGGTTTTTAATTGTGGTGAATATATATAATATGTCCAAAGCTTTTACAATTCAGTCCGTATATAATGAAATTAACGGTGATTATTTTGAGTATGATATGCGCGATTACGGAGAAGCCGGAATTAAGAAGAGTTACCGTAACCAAAACTCGACATTGTTTCTTTTTTATAATAAATTTCATTCTGCATGGTGGATTCATGATGATTATAACGCGACTTTACGTACAAAAGATATAAGCGATTACACTGGATTTGGTGTTTTACACGCGTTGGGTTATCTTTCCGATGAACTCCATGGTCAATGGCATTATTTTGATGAAAATTTTCATAATAGAACGGGACCAATTCCTAATGTAGACAGTTCTATTCCGAATGGGTATATTTTATCGATTAATAACGAATATACTATTTTAACTAGCGACGGCTCGTATGTTGTTACATCACAAAACGCGTCTAACATGAACGCTGTCGAATTTAACTCTAACAATTTATACAATGCAATCAATCAAACAAATTCTTTATTGGGAATAGACAATTCGCCCATGTATTCTTCTACTATTTCAACCAGATCTCTCGAATTTACTTTGAACTCAGACAATTTACCTGTTATAAAATTACAAAATAATGAAAGACTTCTTCTTGATAATTCAGGCGTATTGTTCAAAAATGATCCTGTTTATTTTCCTACACAAAAATCTATTTCACAAGGAGAAAGAATAGGACCTACAATACGAAGTGAAAATAATAAAATTATATTCGGTATTTTAGATGAAGACACGGTTCATATCACCAGTGATGGTAAAATGGGTATTGGTACTGCAGACCCGTCTTACAATCTTCACATATATGTTCCACAAGACTTGGCTACAACGGCCGGTGGAGGTGGATTGCGATTTACTAGTTCCAATGGAACACCGGGTTGGTGGCAATATAGAGGCCCAGATGGGGTCTATTACGGGTCAAGCACTCCATCAACACTTCGTAATGGGATGCACATAGACTCGGGGGGCACAAATATATATTGGCTAATAGGAAACGCAACAAGAATGAGAATGCGGTTTGTTGCTGCAGAGACTGGCACTCATCCAGATCCTCGAGTTGATACTACTATGGTAGGATTTGGTAGTGCCACTGCTAGAGCCCCTCTCGAATTAGGTGTTATACTTGGAGATGGAAGTAAAAAAGAAGCTCATTATATTGGCTCTAACCAGTATACATATATCGGCGGAGATGGAGGATGGGTAAATAATTACACAAATAACAATCCAAATTTATATAGGGATACCGCTTGTCATTGTAGCGGACATATTCTTGCGAAAGCTATTGCTGTGTATAGTGATGAACGAGTTAAAAAAAATGTACAAGAATTGGACCATGCTTTATCGCTAGAGAAATTACGATTACTTGAACCATGTTCCTACCAATACATTGATAAAATACGAAATAATAGTCATTCGTTTGATGGATTTATTTCACAAGAAGTCATTTCTGTTATTCCAGAAGCGATTCATTTTATTCATGATACAATACCCAATATTTATCAAGTAGGAACATATGAATGCGACTCGCAAGGAAATCAATTTATTTATTTATCCAATTACGATGCAGAAAAATTAGAATATGATGCATCTGGAAATTTAAAGCCATATATTCTTTTGTATGACGAAGAAGATACACCATTATACGATGTGAATATGGTTCAATTTATTGCTCCTGACTGTATTCAAATATCCACCGATAAAGACATTCCTGAAAAAGTATTTGTATATGGACAAAAAATAGATAATTATCAATATCTTAAGTATGATACAGTATTTATTGTTTGCACTTCAGCATTAAAGGAAATCGATAAACAGTTAATTGACCATACTAACAATCTAGACCATATAGAAACTCAAATGGAAGAAATTGATATAATCCTTACCAATTTAGAAGCCATTATGGTTTAATTTTATATAATATAATTGATTATATCATATAAATTATTTTCGAAAAATCTATTCACAAGTGCAATCAAATTGCTTGGCGTTATTTGCATCATTTCGTTGATTCCAATTTAACGGCATATCATCGCACATTCGTCCTTTATGAGGTACACGATTTGCTCTTTGTGATGTTCCTGTGCATACTGCAAAAGTTGGGCAATTCGTTACATTTTTTTCCATATGTAATATTTGTTGTTTGTTAGCAGGAGTAATTCTATGATAACGTATGCTACTAGTAGTAATTTCATTTTCTAATTGATATTGTTTGAATTCTCGCAATCGGCTTGGTTCCATAATAGGTTGCTGTGCTGCGTCTAAATTCAATACATTCGCTACTCGCTTTCTTCTTAAATAATCACTTTGAGACATTATATAATTGCTATATAATTGCTATATATATAAATGACAAATTGTATTTTATAAAATAGTTGTTCTTTCTGCATCCTCCAAAGAATGTTTCATCGTACGATAAGCAAAAAAACCAAATATTATACCAACCAATACACCTACCGCTAATTGCACAAGCGTATGCTTTCTATAATTCCAACGTTGAAAGATTGTTAATCCTAAAATACAAGAATGGAATAGTGTCATATATAATTTTTCTTGTACAAAATACAAATAAGCCAAGGAAAAAGCGACAGATTGTGCATGTCCTGAGGGCATTCCATATACATCCTTTATTCCTCCTAAATTAAATATATTGACAGTTTCAAGTTCCACTCCATTCATCGGTCTTGGTTCCTTATACATATTTTTTATCGTCTTGTTTATAATCGAATTCATAAATAAAAATACTAAGTATCCTATTAAATATGGTGGTTGAATCCATAAAGCATATATATTTGACATCATAGCAATGATTGGACCAGTGTAACCAACCCAATCTAAATATATATTTGATAATTGTATTGTTTGCATATAACATAATAGGGATATTTTGATATGCTTATTTTTTTATTTTGATGGTTCCAATTTGTTTAATTGTTCACATACTAGAGAAAAAGACCAATTTGCATTGTTTAAATCCAATGGATTTCCTTTATCTGTAATTAATCGTATTCCCATTCTTTGAATGTTAACTGGACCAAAATAGACACGCTCTTGATTCTGTAACGTTCCGCCAAATTCTACATATGGAGCTCCCGCGGCCAAATTACTTGTTTTTACCGGTATCAATCCAAAAACATCGGTTGCAAAAGGTCCGCGTCCATAACTACTTGCCGTAATGGAACTACCAATCGATAAGTTTGTATTTTTGGAATTAGCAATTTCGTTGGCAGCATATATTTGTTTTTCTGTTAATCCGGCGGTATTATTATATACTAAATCGCCGGTAGTAGGATCACAGAAATACTCTGACCTTTTTGCGTAAGAAGGTAACGGTAGGTCATTATCTGCCCCAGTTACTGTAACTAAACCATCATTTAAACGATTTTGATTGTAATCGTCCAAACATATTAGAAAATAATTATATAAACTGGTTGATGCACCGGTATCACCCGTAATGATTGCTACATTTGTCGTTTCATTGTTATATACCGATAAGTCATATGCCGTAAATTCACGGAAACCTAAAATCCAACCAACCGTACTATCCCATGTTGTGTTTTGTGCACTATTAGCACCACTAAAACACTGGATAAAACTAACTTCATCATAAAATACAACATTAAAATCTTTTGCATCATAACTTCGAGTTAAATTTGTTTTAAGTTTTACGTATTGCTCACCATTTCTAGTAATTAATGAAATAGTACTTCCAGACAATTGTGTTGTGGTCGATGTAACATTATTGATTGAATTATTCATAGTTTCTATCAAATATTCTGTTGAATAAACACCTGCCGGTATAGTAACCGTTAAATTGTTTTCATTACCAGTACTTGCTACACCATTTTCATAAGCTATTATTGAAAAACTATCATTTATACCAGCCTCAATAACCAATGTATTTGATGTTGCGATTACATCTGCGGCTGTTAATAATAAATCTCCGGTAGTTCTAACCCTTGCTATAGCACTTCCGTTTTCATTTGTTATATTGTAGTCACTATCAGGTATTGCATAGTTCATTGAAAAGGCACTATCTACCATTTGCGAATCTAAAAATAAAAATTTTTTCCAAGTATCTTCACTATTTGGATCAAAAAACTGTATACTATAATTTCGTGTAATTAAACTCTTTGTTACATTAACATTAAAATTAATTTGATACACACCATCTATAATTCCTAGGGTTGTCAATGTTGTTCCAGAAAATATATTCTTATTTGAAATCGGATCAATATAATTTGCAAAACGTTGATTAATTACGTCCTGTAATGCAGGATAATTATCAAATGTTATAGTATCTGAACTATCTGCTAATGTAATTACATAAGTAACATCGTCTTTATTTCCATTTGTTGCACTCTGCTTCGGTTTTACACTGCAAATTATTTGATTACCAGGTATTATGCGAGTACCTATATTTGCCTTTGCTATATAAGTTTGTGTTAAATCACTCAATGTTAACGTACTTTCATTTAATGCATTTCCATTATCATCCTGCAAAACAATTGACCCTGTTGTAAAAATACTATTTGTTAAATCAATTTCATATAATTCTCCATTAAATGTTAAATCAATATCTAGATGTATATTCATTTTATTATCTTTAATAAAAGCAAATGTTCCAGTTGGATATATATTTTGCTGACTATCAAAAGTATAATCTACAGTCGGAGCATTCAATACGTTATTATTTGACGCGTCCGTAATTCGTATACCTTCATTTATAGCATTCATATATTCTTGTATTGTATAACCAGCTGTGCCTGCTATAGAATTTGGAACCGTAAATGTAAAATCGTTCAAACCATTATTAAAATTATCTTCAATGCAGGTTAGCGTTACATATGGACTATTCTCAACTGTATACCTGTCACTTTGTTTAACCGGTGAAAGATCTGAAAAAACTTCATCCAATTCATTATTAGATAGGTCAAATCGAAAACATGAGTTTGGACCAATCCATATAGATTCATCGTTTGGAAAATTTATTATTGTCTTTGATTTAATGGTTTGATTCATTACTGTTCGACTAAATTTTATTTTTAATTCCATATAAGACACAAGTGCTGCATATAAATTGTTGTTCGTATCTGTATTTTTTCTTTGAAGATAAGAATCATAAAAATCACTATCATTCTGTATTTGTGTATTTAAATCATCGATTAACTCCCCTCTAGTATATGTTCCCGGAGGAAACGAAAATTGTATATTTCTCTGTACATCTACTATTGAATTTGATGGCGAATAGGGAAACGTACCATAATATTGTATAATAGTAAAATAATTGTTATTTGTGTTTATTGTAAATTGTGTATTAGTATCCACATTTAAATTAGTATTTTCTAGTGCATAGTAAAGTGGACTTCGTAAAATATTTAAATAATAATCAGTTGTTTGAAATCCTAAGTATGATGGTAGAGTATTATTTCTATTTTCTTCCTCTTGATATGGACTTTCCCAGGTAGGAAAGTTTACATAAAAACTTCCTTCCGTATATTGTTTTTTTAAATTACCAGTAAACTTACACAAAGATGTAAAACGATTGTAACTAAATGCACTTCCACTTAAATCAGTATCAATGTTTGGGTTCACTTCATTCAGAGAGGTATTCAAAGTATTTACCAATTCATCTGGTTTATAATTACCAGCTTCAATCTCTAATTTTATATCGTGAGTGTCATTATCAATTCCTGGTGTTCTTCCTTTTATATATACTAAATTACTTCCAAAACTTTTTCCAATAGTGTACCAAGTATTTGGAATTTGCACAGAATATAATTTTAAAGATACTACATCTTTCAAAGGCTCCGACAAATTTACTACAAAACTTGTAGAAAATGTATTTTTATCTGGTCTATACTGACTATCAATACTGACAATTCTTTTTGTCGTTTGTTTTAATATTGGATTTAGTATTCCTTTTGAATAAGTTAATTCTTGCGTATAAACAACGGGCGGTTCTTGTTCATCTGATTTTTCTTCTGTCTTTTCTTTATTGTTCTTTACTAAAGTATTTTCATTTGAAAAAGTATCTTTCAAAACTTCTTGGTCTTTCGATTTCATTATTGTATTTAAATTCGTAAACCCTTCTTGACTCGATGGTTCTTGTTCATAATTTTCTTCTTGTTCTTCTTCTTCTTCTCCTTGAAAAAAATAATCATAAATATCTTCAAAAAACGCAACTAATTTTTTGCTTGCTTTTGTACCAGTTTTTTGATATTTATGTATCATAAATAATATTTTTGCTTCTAATTCTCTATCAGTCGGGTCACTCAAATCTAATATATCATATAGTTCTTCTTCACTGTATTCTTGAATATTATATAATTGTTCTTTTTTTTCCATTTCTTTATAATAACATCATAAACATTTTATGTAGATTCATAAAAAAATAACATTATTTTATAAATATTTATTCACTCATTCTTATTTTGAACATATTACAAATGAATTTAATTATATCCAAGATATTTCTACAATTATAAAGCATTTCTATTGGAAATGATTTTAAACCTTGTCCTCGTTTCATATGCTTGTTTCCTTTAAAGCACAATATATCAAATGCTTGCATTAACTCTTCTTCCTTATCATTCATACTTTTTCTACTAATATAGTGTTTTCCTTTGAATACATAACGATTATAATTACCATCATTATATACGGAATATTTATTCACAATTGGGTGATTTCGTATCATTCCAATTCCTTCTATTTTGTTCATTTCATTGTTCATTTCCAATATAAATACAACCGCACCGTTCGGTATCCTTTTGGTAATTGGGTCAGGACTGCAGTAAATACAACCTATATTATTTTTTTCTTTATACTTTCTATTTTCCATTAATGTACTGTTAGTAAATCGGCTAGTTAGTAAAAATTGTTTCATTTCTTTTTGAAATATTTTTATTTTTTGTTTTCTTAATTGTTCATTGTCCATTATCTGCATTTTATTCCATGTAAATATTTTTATTTTTAATATCAATTTTTGTGTTTGCATTTTGATATCTTTTTATATATTCAAATTAATGGACCAAGAAAATAGTTCTTCTAGTGACCCATCTACTATTCACATCCAGGTTAATACTATTTCTACTAATAACAATGAAGCAACAATCGATAATATACATACTGAAGACTCATTATTAAACGATATTTATAGTATTGAAAATAATTATTTATCTGGTTATGACAGTCCTATTACCATGTCATTACATGGAAGTAACAGTAACCCAGATAGTTATCACAATAGTGATGATGAAGATAAGTTAGAATTACATGATACGTCTTACAACAGTATGTTTTACAATAAAAAAACGTTGTCTTTAGAGGATATTTCAAATATGACACAGTTAAATTTATTAAATGTAATTCAAGAATCAAATAAAAAACAAAAATACAAAAAACTATCTTTAAATGATATTGAACGCTCCGTAGAAAAATATTATGGTCCATCCTTTCACTATAAATATACCACTGAAGTTGACTTTTTAACAACTTATATGAAAGGTCAGAAGAATTTATATACGCAAGCAAAAAACAATAGTCAATGGAAACTCAACTGTTTAATGATTCCATCATTGTTATTAACATGTGGTATCAGTATTGTTAATCCATTTATTGGTTGCGATAACGATATTCATTTAGCAGTTTTATCTGGTTTAAACGCATTGGTAGCTTTATTATTATCTATTATTAATTATTCAAAATTAGAATCTTCTACACAAATCTTTTTTTTTATGGCAAATCAATATGATAAATATGAAACTATTTTAGAAATGACAAATAGTAAACTTATGTTACTAGAGAAAGATAATGATAAAAAGTCGTTGGTTTTAGACCGAATAAATGAGATTGAAGAAAAAATAGTAGAAATGAAAGAATCAAACCAAATATTACTTCCTGAATCTATTAAATTTCTATTTCCTATTATTTCTCACATCAATATTTTTTCCTTTATAAAAAGAGTGCAAAACCATCGTCAAACTTTATTAATTGAATTAAAAAATATCAAAAATGAATTACGTTTTATTGAATACAAATGGAAGTATGATAAATGCGAAAGTACAGTAGACCGCGAAAAAAATCGTTATGACTATTTACAAAAAATTAAAGGCGAATTAAAAAATGAAATTAACGAATTTAAATGTATTTTTTGCCATTTAGATGAAATATTTATCTCTGAAATACGAAATGCAGAAAATCAACTGAACTATTTTGGGGCTTCATTTTTGTGCTTTTGGAAATACGCAAATAATAAACAAAATTTAGAAGCCAATCATCCAATAATTCATAAATACTTTCATTTTATGTTTGCTGATGACTAAGAAATATTTTCCAATACCAAGGCATTTGATATACATACTTTATGCATTGATTTTCTAGAAAATAATTTTTAATATTACAAAATAATTCTTCATTTGTATAATGTAATTTAATTAATACACGCTTATAAGAAGAATCATCTTTTAACGGTATTTCGATTATTCTATCTATGTTTCCTAATTCTAAATTTTCTATTCTAGTCCGTATAAATTGTTTGGTAGTATTTATACTAATTCTTGGTATACACAAACATAACTGCTTATTTTTCATTTTTTTCTCTTACTTTATTCAAATTATAAAAATCAATTTTATAATATGACAATAACTCGCAATGCGAGTTGCTACCTCGTGTAATTTTTAAGACATTAATTTTTAATACAAAAAATATAAAAATAGAATACCCGAATTCTTTTTGTTTATATTTTCTTTTTATGATGTTACGAGGTATTATTAATTAAGTTTTATTTTTATATCCTTTATGTTTAAAATTTCAAAAACTATTGTCAGTTTCATAATATATGCAATCCGAATTAAATAATATGGTTCCTTTAGAAAATGAATTAAATAAACAATGGGACGAAGAAAGACGTTTACTTAACAACCATGAAGTTATTCAACAAGAATCTATGCATTCTATTCAAGCTAAGTTTTTTTATTTAAATACGCATCAATATATTGAAAATATAGTTTGTGAACCAATTTCGTTACAAATATCAGAACATGGTTCTACTCTATCAAAAGAGAAATTAATACAAATTATAGAACAAAAAAAAATAAAAACCAAACAAAGTAAATATCAGTTTTTAGATTTAATTTTATGTAATTTTGATACACCATCCTCTTCCATTTATTCTTTTTCAAAAACGCAAGATATTCGAAATATTGTTTCCAATCATATCAAAAAATTAAATCCATTAGAAGATGTATTCATTGGTTCCTCTATCTTTCCTTTTCATCAAATAAACAATTTATATTTCTTTTTTGAAGAGCATAGTGTAGAAGAAGAAAAACCGATGATTTTGAAATCTATTTTAAAAGATACTAACAAAAAACCAATTAAGCATACCAAAAAAGTACGTATTGTCTTACAACCAAAAAAAGAAATTAAAAATGTACGCAAAAATAAATTAACAAAGAAAAGAAAAACTATTATTTCCTAATCTGTAGAAAAAAAGGATATAAAACTTTTGATTTTAAAACATTAATGTCAGAATCTACTTTACAAGAATTACATTATTATTTTCAAGAAAAAATAATATGGTTGTATTTTCAATTAAGTAGAAAAAAGACATTTTCTGGTAATTTGCATTTAGAACTCTATTGTAAATTATTTTTACGAACTTTACAAAATTTAATTGATAATAATTCATCTGAATGGTTAGTTTATTTAGATTTATTTATTAGGTGCATATCCTATTGTCGCGATTCCTATATTGGGTTGGGTGAACGAGAATTATCTTATATGCTTATTTATACTTTACATGAATATTTTCCACGCATTGCTAATTATTTAGTTTGCACATTTATTCATAAAGTTACCGACAGTGATAATCGTCTTATTGGTTGTTGGAAAGACATACCCAATTTATGTCAGTATATTTACAATTCATCTTCCTTAAGAGAAAAACATCCTCTTATTTCTTTTTGTATTTCTCTTATGAATGATCAATTAAAAATCGACCTATACACATGGAGATTTTCTGACCATAGTTATGATAAATTCTATATATCGAATCTTTATAAACATCTACCTAGAGAAAAATCAAAAATGGATTGGTTGTATACAAAGTTGGCTATTCATTGGGTAAGTTGTCAGAAACCATATATATTGAACACACCAAAAACTTTACTTTCTTATAATAAAGCTATTTCTAAATCAAAAAGAATGTACCGTAAATTAGTTTCTAGTTTACAAAAAGGCTGTTCTTCTACTTCTTTTTTAATGGCTCATAAAAATCAATATCATGTATCAAAGTATCAGCATTTTAATACTAATGAAATTTCGATACACGATTATAAAAACCACAACAAGTTCTTTCATCAAAATGTTCACAATGACCCTGAGAAAACAATATTTCAAGGAACATATCAAGAGCATATGCAAAATTGGATTCAAGGCAAATCAATTAAAAATAATTCAAATTTTATATTTGGTTATAATCATACAAATTTACCTATTTACTATCTTGTAAAACGCGCCATCTATTTTTACAAATCAGAGTCTATCAATAACGAAGAAGAAATAAAATTCTTAAATTCTTATTGGGTTGGTTTATTTAAAAATAAAAAAAAAAGCGATTATTTACTACCATTATTAGATGTAAGTAATACATTAAACAATGACTCATTTTGTGCTGCTCTTGCAACAGCAATGTATGCAAGTAGAATTAGTAAATTAGATAATAGTTTAGTTGCTGTAGATAAAATACCCACCTGGATTTCGATTCCTATTCATTTGACTTTCTACGAACAAATCTGCTATATTATGGAAAACATTTATAATTTACAAAACAATGAATGTAATTATACTAGAGCCATTCAACTTATTATTCATACATTAAAAGAAACGAATGTGACAAATCATTTTATTGAGAATGTAAAACTATTTTTTTTAAATACATCTTCTTCTATCATATCAGAAAAAGAAGTCGAAACACTTTTTTGTAATAATGGTTTTTCATGTTATTCAAAACTTATTTATTGGAATTTTTCACAAGAAGAAATATTAAATCTACCTTGTGAAATATATAGCAAACATTCTTTCCTTTTTTCAGGTTATTCTCTCGCTCCCTTTTATCAGATTTATCAAAAATCACTAATTCAACACGATACCTTTTCATTTATTCAAGACGTTTTAAATGACAAAAGGTATTTAGCATTAACTCATTTTCTATTAGAGTCTTTTTGATTTTGTAAATTTTTAGATGATTCGTTTAATTTTTCTATTGAAGCTTTCACCGTTTGCCTTCTTTCTGTAAAATTAATTGGATTTTTAAAAAAACCGGATAATATTGTTTTTATTTTTTTATGCTCTTTTTTACTTACTTGATGCATTTCTTCATTTATAGTTTCTATTATTTGTATACTATTCCCTCTTTCATCTGGTGTTTTCATAATATTCGTTTTTACTATATTTTTGAAAGAGCACAGATACTCTACTTTTTCTTCACATTCTTTCAACTTTAAATTATTAAAAAATTCTAAGTAACAAATACATAAACCATACATATCCCATGTAACAGAATTTTCTATTAATTTATTTATTGTTTGTTTCCACATCACAGTATTGACTTGTGTTTCATTATCTAAATTACATAATTTTTTTAAATAATTGAAATGACTCTGCTTCATTGTGTTTTTTTCTTGCACTGTTAATAATTTATCTAATCCTATGTTTTTTTCAAAATAAATATCTGTACACTCTTTCAATTGTTCCAAATTAACAGGCAAATCTTTTATTTCATTTGTTTTTGGGTCAAGTAATATAGTTTCTATTGCAAAATTTATAACATAAATATCAAAACACCAATAGGCATAATGTGGTTCATCTGCGAAAAAAATTAATTCTAAATTTGTTTTATTTTCTAATAATTCCTTTTTATCAAAAGATAAACCAAAATCAATTATTATAGGATTCTTTTTTTCGTTAATCATAATGTTATTTGTTTTCACATCCATATGTATAATATTGTGTTCTTCGTTTAATATACGATATTTATTACTAATTTCTAAAAATATATTCATGAATTCTCCAGAAAATTTTTCCACATTTTGCTTATTTTCTAGCAATGCCAAAAAATAATTACTTAAATGTTTATTTCCAACATACTCTATTTTGTTCATGTGAAAAGTTAATGGTTGATCTTTATTTTTATAACTTTTGATGAAGTTACATTTATTTATTTCCGCTGATTCTATTTTACTTATATCTACTTCGCACGATTCTATAATTGGTGCAAAATGCTCTTGATAATTTGGTATTTCCATTATTCTTTTACCCATTTTGACCTCATTTTCTGATGTTTCATTTTTTTCTTGAATTTTACTAATTGTATTTGTTTGGTCAACCATACCATCGCATGTTAATCCTTTTTTAAATACGCAACCATAAGTTCCTTGACTTATTAGTTTTATTTTTTTATATTCATCGCTATTTAATTCCTCCATTTATATTCTATATATATACATTACAAATAAGATTTCTTTTAACATTTTTCATATGTAATATGTTGAAAGGTTATATTGTTTTTGCTAATTTTTACATCACTCTGTTCACTAATTGAAAAAAAATTCATTTTTAGTTTTTCTTGTGTAAACGGATTTTCAGCATCTCCTTCTTCTTCACTTTCAATTCTAGTAATGTGGATTTTTATGCATTCTGAGAAGAGTTGTTCATAAATTTGTGTACCTCCGATAACAAATGTTTTTTTGTTTGGTTCTTCTTCGTTTAGTTTTTGTAAAGTAACCGTTAATTCATCTATGTTTCTAAATAGTAAATTACTATATTGCTCTTCTAAATGTTTATATTTATCACTTTCTCGCGTTAATACAATGTTTATTCTTTTTGGCAAAGGACCTTTGGGAAAAGATTCAAATGTCTTTCTTCCCATAATAATAATATGACCTTGTGTTTTTTGTCTAAAATATTGCAAATCCTCTGGAACATGCCATGGTATTTTGTTGTTCGCACCAATTATATTTTTTTTGTTTACTGCAATTATTGCCTCCATACTTTTATAGAAAGTTTGTTTTTATTTTTCTTCAATGAATATATATAAAGAATTCCTCACTTTATAATTTGTGAAATACTTTCACGCGTTTTATACTTTATTCTGGTGTCAGTGGTTTAATGGTAAAATCTCTGCTTGCCAAGCAGATGCTCCGGGTTCGATTCCCGGCTGACGCAAAAAAAATATATAAATAAAAAGTGTATTTATTTATATAATGGAAAGTCCTTTTTCTCAATCTAGCGGTATCTCTTTTTATTTAGAACCCATTTTAAATAGTCATTATAAAACCTATCAACAAATTATTACTGTAAACTGTATTCCAGATGGACCTTTGGGCAATTTGGTTTCTCCTATTTCTGTTCCCAAGTTATCCAAATATCAACAGTTGAGTCCTTTACCTTCACCCAATGGGTATATTGACCAATGTGTTTATGCCGTTTTGCGTTATCCAAAAAATAGTGGTCGCAAATCTATGAAATTTTCAGATACTTTTTTAGGTGCAGATGATATTCCATCTTTATTTGGTTATTTAAGTAAAAACGGTTATCAAATTCAAGGTGACTTGACAAACATGTTATTTCGTTCAACTGTCCAATTGGGTGGGGTAAGCGAACAACGATTAAGTGGAAACAGAAAGTTAATTTGTTTTGCTACTTTTAGTGGTTAATTATTCTACTAGTTCATCCATAGTACAACCATAACATCCTTGTTCTATTGCATATTCAGCAATATGACCTATTAAGTTATGTGACATGTTATCGTCTTTACTATGAATCACTATATCTTTAATAATACCCACAAAACCATATCTATTTTTTTTTGTTAATTTCATCATTAAACATCCTATACCTACTATTTTTTTCTCTTTTTCTGTTTCTATTATAAATATGTATATATTCTCTTTGTTTTTGTAGTCTTCAATATTCTTGTATATATTTGACGATAGACGGTTTACTTCTTCTTTATTTAATAATCTATAATTTACCTTGTTTTCGCTAGATTCGACTTGGCCCATTATAACAATTTGTAAACTTGTTTTTAAATTTATTATCCCGTCAATTTTATATTTTAATATATTATTTTAACCAATCTTCTGGTAGAATAGCGTACTCATAATATCCTTTATCCTCCTTACTTGTTAAGCAAAAATGTGAACTACCTAGATTTGTTATACCTACTCTTCCAGTCTTACCATCCTCATGACCTACATAAGCATGTATTATACTTCCATAGAGAATTTTTTTTGGATATTCCTTAGAATGTTCGCAAATAACAGCCATATGACCCTGGTCAATTATATTCTTATAATCTCTCAAAAGTAATGTGCCTAATGGATATGATTTTTCATAGTCAAATAATTCTAATTTTCCTAATTTATTAAAATAATTATACCAAAATCTTGTACCACCACGAACTATTAGTTCATCGTTCTGAGCCGGTATTTCTCTACCACTATACATCCTCATTACGTTTATTAATCCTGCACAATTTATTCCTTTCTCTCTCAACTTTTTCATTGACGGAATTTCATCACAATAAAATATATCTTCTTTTTCACTTCCCGTCCACCATGTATATTTTACACCATCCAACTGTCTTGCATATTGTAGTATTTTTTCAACTTTATTCATTGTTCTCTTTTATTAATTTTATGCTATAATTCCAATTTATTATTGGACACTATTCCATCAATTTTATATTTCAACATATGGTTCAAGATAAACGCTTCTTTGTTTGTGTAAGTATATATTTTTAAATTTTTCTTTTTGAGATAATCTATTGCTTCGTGATCTAGTATTGTCCAATGAAAACAAACAAAATAAGCATGTTTGCACAAATAGTCAAATTGTTTATTTGTAAATAAGTTCTCTGTTGTAAATCCTATTTTAACCGGGAGATTGGATTCTACTAATGGATCTAAAAATCTGCGATTAAAAGCACTAATATAAATATCTTTCATTTTCTCTTCAGAGAACCATCTTTTTATTAGGTCTATTAATGGATACACCACGTTATGTTCTCCTTTTAAATCAAAATAAATCAATACGTCTTTATTATAAAACTCTTCCAAAAACTCTTCTAATAAAATTATATTGTATTTTTTCAAATCTTTATAGTCAATTTGGTTTATATATTTCTCTTCAATGTATGTATCATGGTATATCACTATTTCTCCAGTTCTACATAACAAAATATCCAATTCTATCATATCAAACCCTGCATATAAAGCTTCGCGAAATGCTTTCATATTGTTATCTCCATACTTTTCTGAATAACCTCGATGTGCAATTTTTAACATATTTATATTCTCTCTTGAGAAACACTTTTGATGATGAAATGAAATAAACCCAGAAGTGAAATAAACCCCTAAGAGTAGTAAAAGCAAAGAAGGAAACATCATTGTATAATAATAAAACACGAGTTATGTTTATGTATCTTCCTAAAAAACAAAATAAAAAATATCATTTTATAAACAAAAAATATAAATATAGTCAAATAATATATATTAATATTAAAATGGATAAAATACCTTTCGTTAATTTATCTATTGCTAAGAACGGCTATATAAAACTTGGCGATACCAAATTATATGAAGAAGACTTTAATAAGATAATTGAGACCAAGGAATTGCAAACAAATGATAGTGACAGTCAAGAAATAAATAGTCAGTCAACATCTATTGGTCCTCCTGGACCACCAGGTGAAAAAGGTGAACGGGGAGAGCAAGGTGAACCAGGAACTGTAGGACCTACTGGCCCCGCTGGGCCAGCGACAAATTTTGATATTAGTCGTGTAAAAATTCAGAATATGGATTTTTTTGCTTATATTGAACTTCTTGAAGCTCGTATTACTTCGTTAGAATGTAAAATTAAAGAATAACTTAATAATAGTAAATACTTTAAAATTATTTACTATTCTACTTTATAGTATGGGCATTCTGTTTAGCAAACAAGAAAAACTCACTCTTATTATTCGTAAAATTCAATTAACAGACTTTCATGAACAATATTTAGATTTGTTATCAAATTTATATGAAAATATTCACAGTAATTCTTATCCATTTCCAAATATTGAAGAGTTTTACAATAATTTAAACGACAAACATGTAGTATTAGTAATCGAAGACCCTGAGGAAAATCTTATTGTTGGGACAGGAACTGTTCTTATTGAACCTAAGATTATGCATAACTTTGGTTTAGTCGGTCATATAGAGGACATTGTTGTTCATCCAGAGTACAGAAACCTTGGTATTGGTAAAGTCATTGTAGAAAAGTTAGTTGCTTACGCTAAAATTAATAATTGTTACAAATGTATATTAGATTGTACAAACGATAAAATACCATTTTATGAAAAATGTAATTTTTCTAATGATAGTACTCAAATGAGTTATTATTTTAATTCATCTAATTTATGAGCAAAAAAACCATGTAAAATAACCTGTGTCTATTAAGTGTTTTGTTTTTTGCAGTGCCTTTTCTTCATCATTATGTAATTCCATTTCTTTATTGTATACAGATTTAGAACGCATTAATCTCCCTATAAAGCCAAATACCATGATTAATATTAATACAAGCACTAACGAAAATAGATGTTTGCTTTCTATGATTTTCATATTGCTAATAAATTGCAACATGTAGAGGAAGGCGACATAAACGAATGTATGAAATAAAATACTTTTTCCAACATCCATTGAAAATAGTTCTTTATATTCAGTTTTTGGGTCTGTTGTTTTGTAATAAGTATCAGTGAAGCACTTCATATATTATTTTATTAGATTTTGTTTTACAGGGAAAAATAATTATTAATGTAACTTTAGTAATATCAGCTAAAATATTATGTACTATAAATTATATTATGGTCTTTTTATTGAATTTTAATTACAAACCACGCGGATTACAATCTGGTCGCAGAATTAAAAAGTTACAACAAGAGGCAGAAGAGAAAGCCAAAATGGAAGCAGAAGAGGAAGCTAGAAAAAAAGCAGAAGAAGAGGCCATAATAAAGGCCGAAGAAGATGCCAAAAAAAAAGCAGAAGAAGAAGCAATCAGAAAGGCAGAAGAAAAAGCCAGAATAAAGGCTGAAGAAGACGCTAGAAAGTATTTGGAGGAACAACGTAAAAAGAAAGAAGAAGAAGAAAAAAGAAAAAAAGAACAAGAGGAAGAAGCCAGAAGAAAAGAAGCTGAACGTATTAAAAATGCAGAAGAAGATTAATTTTGGCAATAATCTTTTAATTAGTTTAGAAATTTGATAAATTAATTAAAATTGTTCATATTATATATATGAGGGTCTTGTCTAATATTCTCATGTTGGGTATTTGCAGTAGTTTTTTTCGACGTTCGTATGCATTTCAACATGTTCCTGTGCGACAAATTTCAAAAACAGCTGTTTCAATGCGTCCAAAAAAAAAGGGAAATTTTGATTCTTTTTATGATAATATGCCAAAAAGTCGTTCTAAACAAATGGTTCCCAAGTATGAACCCAGAACGGACAATCAAAAAAAATACCTAGAATACTTAAATCATGATAATACTCCTATAGTTTTAGGAGTAGGTCCAGCCGGTTGTGGAAAAACTATGTTTGCATGTTTGCAAGCCATTCAAGAATTAAAAGCTGGTAATGTGAATAAGATTATTTTAACTCGTCCTATTGTTCCAGTTGAGGAAGAAGAACTTGGTTTTTTACCTGGAAATTTGGTGAAAAAGATGGACCCATGGACTCGCCCCATTTTTGATATTTTTTCTGAATTTTATCAACAACACGATATTGAAAATATGATTCATTGTGGTATTTTGGAGATTTCACCATTGGCATATATGCGTGGTCGTACTTTTAAGCGTTCATTTATTATTGCTGACGAAATGCAAAATTCTACTCCTAATCAAATGCTTATGTTAACAACTCGTATTGGAGACAATTCCAAATTGGTTATAACTGGGGACTTGAAACAAAGCGACCGTACTTTAAATAATGGCTTGCTGGATATTATTGAAAAATTAAAAATATATAAAAACTCATCGAAAAAATCTAAAAAATCTGCCAATGTCGAATTAATCGAATTAGATAGTTCGGATATTCAACGTAGTCCTATTGTTTCTCAAATTTTGGAAATTTACAACTCCGACGGTAAATCCAACGAATATAACGAAGTGAATAATATTATTTCTTCTATTGACCATTATCTAAATGATAATAATGAACAAATTGTAGATACTAACCAGGACGCAGCAATGCTTCCTAAAAGTCAAATTCCAAAGAGCAAAAAAAATAATAAGGAATGGGATTTATAAATTATGAATTATTCCTTTCTACTACTTTGAATTTTTTCTTTTTTTCTACTTTTGTTTCTGCGTCTTTTTTTGTTTCTTTTATTGTTACATGTTTATGCACATACAAAATCGACGTAAACATCTTTAATGCGGTATTCCAAAAATATTGGTATTTATCATAATCTTTTGGAATGGCCTTTTTAAATAGGCTATATAATTTAAATATCTCATCTATATATTGCTTTTTATTTGTACATGATTTGTATATTGTTACTCTTTCTGGTAAACATTTTAACGTATATGGCTCATAACATTTTGGCTCATATACGTCACATACTACTTTGCTTAAAAAATTTTTCAAATGTTCTACTTTCCACTTTTTCATATCGTCTTTTATATTTTTATATTTGTCTTCTAGTATAATTATTCTTGTTTGGGGCATTAAATAACTTTGTATTTTTTGTTGTATATCTGTCGGTAATTCTTTCACTTTCTTGTAATCAAATCTATTTGTTCTTTTTGTGTTTTCTTCAATTTGTTCAATTTGCATTAATTTTTTATCGCAATAACTTTGCAATTGTTCATTTAATTTATTTCCATATGTTTTTGTTAATTGACTCCATTTTTTTATGTCTTCTGTACTATGATTTAGATGCAATCCCAAATATATATTTGGCACTAATTCTTTTAAATTTAAATACACTAGGTCATCAAAACTTGTACGCCTACTCGTCCGGTAACCAGTATTGCTTTGAACATAAGGTCTATAAGTTATGAGATGGTCAGGTAAAGGGAATTTCGCAATTTCATCGTATATTTCTTCTCGATTGTCCATATACTATTATTTTAAATATATGTTTATATAAATTTTCTTATGTATTAATGTTCCTTTAAGAAATTATTTAAACATTTTTCTTTTTTTCATTTATATGACTGATTTTTTAAATTCAGAAAATGTTACGTTGGAAAAGGAAATATTATGTCAAGACCCATTAGTGTATACCGTATCTAATTTTATTGACGAGAAAACCTGTGAACACTTTATTCAAAAAGCAAAACCATCCTTAGCAACGGCATTGGTTGCTCTTGATAAACAAGGTTCTACGAGTAAAGGACGCACAAATACTAATTGTTGGATTGCACATAATACTGACGATATAACATTCAAAGTAGCTAATCAAATTGCAGATTTAGTTGGTATGCCTCTCGAAAATGCAGAATCCTTTCAAGTAGTACATTATGACACACAACAAAGATATAATGGTCACTTTGATGCTTTTGTTAAAGATGATAATGATAAAAATAAACGTTTGTTAAAAAGAGGAGGTCAAAGAATGATTACTGCATTGGTATATTTAAATGATGTGGAAGAAGGCGGTCATACTAGTTTTGGAAAACTGAATATTCACGTAAATCCAGAAAAAAGAAAGTTGTTGGTATTTCATAATTGCTATGAAGGAACTACAAAACGACATGAAAACACTTTACATGCTGGAACTCCTCCTACTAAAGGGGAAAAGTATGCCTTTAATTTATGGTTTAGAGAACAAAATTATAAAACTGTCTATGAATACAACGCAAAAGATTTTGAATAGTAAATCAAAATAACCTTATAAAATGTCTATTTTGATTTATTCTTTTTTATCACAATCTGATTTATTATTAAAAGCCTCTTTATAATTAATAGGCTGCTTATGAAATGGACTACAAAATACTCTGTTCAAATCTTTGTTATATAATACGTATTTCTTTTTTACATTTGGAACATGCAATTTGTATGCAATCTTTCTATTTTTTAAATATTTATTTGTTGCCATTCTTCTTACACTTGCATGCAAATTTGACCATATGGACGCGTGATTTATAAACAAATACATTATAATTATTTTTATAAACAAATAATTATATAGTTTTTCAAATATATTTTTTAGGTTTTAATAATCTTTACAAAAAGATACTATTACATATCTTTCTCCTGATGTTATTGGCCTAACACCGTGCCAGTGGGTCATTTTACCAGGGTGAATAACTAGGTGTCCTTTCGGGGGTTTTACAAGTACTTCATGTTGTGGAAAATATGTTCCTCCTCCTTCAAAATCTACTCCATCTTGAGATAAATTTAAAATAATAGAAAATGTTGACGAATCATGATGTAATCGTAAACTACTTTGAACACCTGGCTTATATCTTACAATAAATGTTTCATGATTAAAATTTTCTTTCTTAAATGTGCTTCCTTCGTAAACAGTATTGATTAACGGCAAAACAATGTTATTAATACAAGTTGAATATATTTGATGTAAATTTGGATTATATTCTTCCAACAAAACATCATTTGTTGGATAGTTTCCATGTCTATCTTTTGTCCAACCATCAAATCCTTTCAAGTCTTTTACTAATTCATCACAAAAGGCATCTGTAAAATAATGGAAACTGTACATTCCAAAAGATAATTTGTTTGTAATTAATTTCGCTTCATAACTCGTTGTTAACAAATGTGAAGATAAATACTTATTATCCCAACAATCTCCTGAGTAATTATAAATACGTATTTTATCTTCTTCTGATTCTTCTTCCTTTGTTTCTTTCATTGTTATTTTTATATTTTCTTCGATTTCTGGTTCTTCTGTTTGTGTCGTTTCATCTAACATAATTTTTAGTGTTGTTTTCTTTTCTTCAAATTCCATATTTATACTATATTGTTTCTTTTTTTTAATAATGTTCTAACGTAATTACTTTATATATTTATAATAACGACGAATTAAAAAACAACGCATCTTCTTGGATGTATACTTATTTTCTGATAATAGTTTTCCATAAGATAAAGGCGGAAAGCACGTAAACACTGTGTTTTTAATTTTATCAATGTTATTTAAAGATAGTGATTTATGAACAGACAAATACATAATTATATTTTAATAATTAGGTATTTATTTTTCTTTATTTTATAATTCTGGATAACTTCCTTGCATTAACATCCCACATTGTCCTTTTCCTTCATTATATTCCGCTCCTCTTCCTAATTTAATATATCCTTCATCACCCCACGTAGTTCCCCATGAGTTCTTTATCAAATAATAATCTTCGCCATTACTACTTCCATAACCTACCACTAAAACACCATGGTCTAGTTTTGTACCACATGTCTCAGTAAATACTCCTGATTTATATAACTGAAAATCTTTTTGGTCGGCCTGAATAGCTATGGATACAGGCTGCTGGGTTAAAGCAGTCATCATTGCTTCATCTGAATTTGCTGGTACATCTACATATTGTTTGATTTCACTGTCTTCAAATACTTCGCACGTATTTTCACAAGTCTCACTACTTTTTGAATCACCAGATGTATATGGATACTCTGTTTCCAAACATAGACCTCCGTTCTTCTCTATCCATGTAAAAGCATTGTCCATTAAACCACCATTACAACCATGGTCTTTGCCTCCATGTTGAAAATTATCACACGATACTAATTGCTGTTCTGAGAATGATTCTAACTTTCCATATTTGATATAATAAGCTCCTTCTAAAGCACCCGTTGTGGAAAACGACCAACATGAACCACACTGTCCTTGATTTTTTACAGGAGTTACGGCTCCTTTCTCTACCCAGTTTATGGTATCTGGCAATGATTCTAATTGTTCGTCTTCATCTAAACATTCGGTTAGACATTCTACTGCTTGAAGCTTATGTTCTTCGTCATAATTTTCTAGACATATAGTCAAGCAATTGATTTTTTGTATTTTATTTTGAATCTCTTCGCGTTTGGTTGAGAGATTATGAAAAGAATATCCTAAATACTTTGAAAATTCATCCTCATCCATACCCGAAAACTGATTATGTCCCAAAGTATATGTCTTGTTTTCTGCATTCACCGTTTCAATATATTTGTCATTTTCTACCCAATTGTTAAATACATGTTGATGCATTTCTTCGTTTTCTATTTTCATTTCAAATTTTTCAACCCACTCTGTAAAACGGGTTTTCAAATTTTGTGATTTTCCAAATATAAGCATTGATAATGTCATTACCAAAAAAATAATAGAATTCATTTTCTATTTATATTTACTATAGATCTTTTATTATATCCTTTTGCAAATATATTCATGTTTTGTAAATGGAAAACATGAATCTTTTTTCTTAGTATTTGTCTTTATTTCTTCTCGCAACTTTCTATTTTATTTTGTTTTTCATGAAGGTACATAAACATAACTCATGTTTTAATATTATACAATAATGCTTTGTTCTTTGTTTTTACTACTCTTAGGAATTTACTCCACTTCTGGGTTTATTCCATTTTATCAACAAAAATGTTTATCAAGACATAGTGTTCTTCGAGCAGCCGCACGTATTTTACATGATGTTGGTAACAAAAATGATACTAATCCAGAAAAACGTAAATATTCTATTTCTCAACCCCATTATGTTGTACGTCGCGTTTCTTTTCAGCCACCGAATGAACCGGAGAAAAACGATACCGACGGTCCTATTGATATTCGCAATATGACTCGCTATATTTTACCACGCAGTTATCCCATTTCCAGGTCTCATCACGAAAACTACTTACGTCGTCTTAATTCTCGCAACATTACTATTCAAGGACTACAGATTCTCAATGGAGAAGATTTTGATTTTAATGAAAGCGACATTCAAGACCTTAGTGATCATCCTTTTTTCAAACATTTAATGAATAATAGTGAACCGGGTTTCCGCATTACCGGTATTCAACGTATTGGTAATGTAGAAGATTTCCAGAGTTTCAATAATGGTTCTGGTGATGATGATGATGGAGGAAATGCAGGAGATCATGAGGACGATTTTGCAGAAAATATGCGTCGTAATATTTTTGGTGCCTTTAGTGCTGGTAGAGGCTCTAGAGGTAAACAAGGAAAAAAATCTGATAATTATGAAGTACTTACCGATTTTCATTTGAATTTTAGTGATGTTGGTGGATACGACAAAATTAAAAAAGAATTATATCAATGTGTGGACATTTTGTCTAATTACACCAAATATGCTCGCTTTAATGTCCGTATTCCTCGTGGATTGGTATTAGAAGGCCCTCCTGGTAATGGAAAAACTCTTTTGGCTAAGGCATTTGCAGGAGAAGCCGGCGTAGGGTTTATTCCGGTTTCTGGCTCGGAATTTCAAGAAAAGTACGTAGGCGTAGGCTCTGCTCGCATTCGTGAATTGTTTGAATTAGCTAGTCAAAATACTCCATGCATTGTTTTTATTGACGAAATGGACGCAGTTGGTAGAAAACGCTCTGGCGATGGCGAATCCTCTACTAGCGAGCGCGATAGCACATTAAATGAATTGTTAGTTGCATTGGATGGTTTTAAAAACAATACTGGTATTTTTGTTATTGGTGCCACCAATCGTGTAGATTTATTAGACCCTGCCCTCATGCGTCCAGGACGTATTGATAAGCAAATCTTTATTAGTAATCCAGACGATGCCACGCGTGAAGCCATTTTGAATATTCATTTGCGCGGTAAACCTTATGACGAAAAAAATATCAATGTAGATGGTTTAGTCGACATGACACAAGGTATGTCCGGTGCTCAAATAGAAAACCTTTTGAATGAGGGTATGCTACACGCTCTACGCGAAAATCGCGAAGTTATGAATATGACAGACGTAGATATTACCGTGAATAAAATGATGGCTGGATGGCAAGCAACTGACCATCAATTCACCTCAGATATTGTTGACCATATTGCTATTCACGAAATGGGACACGCTATTGTTGGTATTTTATCACAACATCATTCTAAGATGACCAAAGTAGTTATTAACCTCTCTTCTCCTCGTACCCCCGGGTATACCGTATTTGAAGCGTCTACTTCGAATATTCATACACGCGAAGCTCTCTTTGAACACTTGGCCATTTTACTTGCAGGTCGTATTGCAGAAGAAGTTTGTTATGATGTATCGGTTACCACTGGCGCAATTAATGACTTCGAAGAAGCATTCAAATTGGCCGAACGTATGATTCTTTACTACGGCATGGGCAAAAGCGTTATTTATCCTAGTTCTAGCGAAAAGTATAAAGAAATGATTGATAATGAAGTTGCCGAATTGATTGATAGTGCCTATGCATATTCTGTTTATATTTTACAACAATGTAAAGAAGCATTAATTGAAGGTGCTGATACTCTGAAACGCGATAAACTATTGCCATGTAGCGATTTAGAAACTCTTCTTCAAAATAAATATCCCGATATAAAAAAATTGAAATAAAAGTAAATAAAAATTATGTCCTTATTTATTTATATGATTCGTAATTGGTTGTCGATTTTTCAACGGGAAAATTTTAAAAAAACTTTAGGACGATGGTGCACCGAACCTAATAATAAAAAAATCGTAAATAGAATCGACTGGGCGAACGAAGACCACTGCGGTGCTTGTGGAGATTCTTTTAAAAACATAACGCATCGCAAAAGTGATATTTATGATACTGAAAAATTGAGTAATCAAGAAATACCGAAATAATATATATAATTCTTCTTTAGATTATATATATTATGATACCACCTTCCTCCGGTTTGCGAAGAATCGTTTCAAGTCGAGCTCTTATCTCGTCTTTTACTGACACTGCCTCGAACGAACTAATTTATGATACTGTTATTTTTCCACAAATTAATCATGACTTTATTTCTCAACACCCAGAGGTTAGTTTCTTCTATATTTGTCTCGCAGTTTCCGTTGTTGTTATGCAGGATAACATTAAAAAAAAACGTATATTGCATAAATGGAGGAAGGTAGAATCTTATCAAATATCAAAAAAACAATTAAAAGCGTTACTTATATTTTTCTTTACTTTCTTTATTCGGAATATCCAAAGCGTTAGTTAGGACTCACTCTTTGGTTTGGTTACCTTGATTTTCTTTTTTTTTGGTTTATTTACAGGTGTCTCCGGCGACTTAGTAGAAAACATTGTCGGTTCTTTCTCATCAAGTGCAGGAACATTGATGTTTATTTCTATCGTTTCCTCATCAACGCTATCCTGGTCTTCTTTTTCTTCACTATTTTCATCATCCGTACCGGTTGACTTAGTTTCTGTTTCCTTCATTGCTGCCAATCTGGCTGCATCCAACTCACGCATGTTTAATTGCAGAATTTCTCTTAGTTTTTCAAGATACACAATACCATCCATGAGTTCTTCTTGTACACGATGTATCCATTCAAATGCAGATATGTTCGGTGTATCCAAAATCTTTACATAATTCTTCATACGCGGATTTTCTTTTTCTTCCTCAAGACATGCCTTGAGTGAACTTTTTTGGTCTAAATTCATTTTATCTATATTTACTATCAAAATGTATTTATATATATTTTGATAAATTATTAAATTATTAAGTCAATTTTGCTTTACAAATACTTTTCCATTAATAATTGTTGTGCAGCTCTTTTGCTTTCCATCGATTCTTTTGGGTCCATCATTATTTCGTTTAACTTGTCACTATCTAAACTGCTATATGTATTCTTCAAAACTTGTTGCGTGTTTTCACTTCTATCAAAATCGTCTCCTCCTTTCATTAGCATTTCTTTTGCTACTTCCATTACCAACTTCTTCATTTTTGGATTTTTCATTACTTCCTCTTTTACTTTATTTATTACGATTTTTCGTAATTTTTCATTTTTGACTATTCTTTGTATTGCTTCTTCCTTGTTTTTACTTAATAATATGTCTTTTAATTTTTCATCCTCCATAAATGCCTTTATTTTTTCCTCGTCTATTTTGGTTAATGCTTTTAATACGTCTTCATTTATTGGTATTGGTATATTTTTACTCATAAATTCTGCACTTTTTTCCTTCACTTTTTCCTCCATTTTTTTCTTAAGTTCCTGTCCCATAGGCGAGTTCGCTAGTTGACCAACAGTGAATCCTCCTTTTGTTTTTTTCGTTTTGTTATATTTCTTGTTTCTTATTTTACGACAAAACGTCTTTTTTGGTCCTTTTGTCATTTTGCAGCCCTTTATTTTTTTGCATTTCTTTTCTTTTTTACTTTTGCACAATGACTTTTTACTATTTATCTTATATTCCTTCCTTAATGTTTTACTCATTATATATTAACGAAACATAAAAATATTATATACGCCTAAGTTTTCTTTCTAATTTTTTATTTGAACATAGATTTATTTTTATATTAAGAGAACATATATATAAAGTTCTTTCTTTTATTAATATAAAATGGAAAAAACTGCGAATGAGAAACCCACTGATAACGGTCCTACTGATGAACAACCAAAAGAACAATCATTGTCATTAATTTCTATTATTATGGCCGCAGGTCTTGGAAAGCGCATGAGTTCCGATAAAGCTAAAGTATTACATGAAGTTGCTGGAAAACCTATGTTGTATCACGTTATTCGAAATGCTATTGCTATTGGTTCTGAAAAAATATTGATTGTTGTCGGTAAATATAAACAAGACATTATTTCTGCAATGGGACCACTATTCCCGCCAAATATACTTACTAAATTTGTCTATATCACTCAATTTGATGCCATGCTAGACGGCGAAATATGCTCTCTGGGAACAGGTGACGCAATTCGTTGCTGCCTTCCTTATTTTACACCTCTCAAATGTATTAATACGACTAAAGTGATAATTTTGTCTGGAGATGTACCGTTTGTTCATCCTCGACAATTATTGACTTTCTCAAAAGCAGATAATGCAATTATGGTTTCTACATTGAAAGACCCAACCGGATACGGACGCGTATTAATGAACATAGATAAGCATTTAGTGAAAATCATTGAACAAACACAGTGTAATAAAGAGCAATTATCATGCAATCTAGTCAATGCTGGTATTTATAATCTAACTGTAGAGTTGCTGGAAGAAAGTATTCCCAATATTGAATTAAATGAAGAAAAGAAAGAGTTCTTTTTAACTGACTTTTATTTGTACACTAACAAACCTATTCAATGTTTCTTCTTACCTCAGGTTCCCAAAAATGTAAATACCCCAGCTGAATTAAAACAAATCAATCAAGTCAAAATGAATCTGTTTTAAGAACTTATTTCATGTTCTTCTTTTCGAGAACATGAAACTATTTTGAAAATTTATAAAATTGAAATACTTTTGTTTTTCTATTTTTTTTACAATTACTTCCTTCTTGATTTTATTATGAACGACCTCCTTTTTGCTGTTGCTTTCATCATTGCTACTCTGGTGCAGAGTACCACATTGGGTCCCATGCGATATAATACTCGCTATTGTATTTCTAGACCGCATTACTTGAATTTCTTGGGACCTATGCATCAAAAATGGCCCGAGCCTAACACCAAGAAGGTGGCTGATATTCCTCCTGAAGAGGACCCGGCAAATATCCCTTATGAGATTCCTAGAGGAATGTTTCGAAAGGTCTTCTCTCACAATCTCCCTTCTAAGAAGTTCCGTTAACTTATTGTGCATTCAAAATCTTGACTTGTTCTTGGCTTCACATAATGACCATTTTCGTCATACCATATCTTTGCTGCCCCTAGTTCAACTATTTTACCACAATAATTATACACGGGACATTCTTTTCCTCTAATTAAAATATCTTGCTCTCTTGCGCTTATAATTTCTTCCATTTGCTGGTCTGTTGGTATTTTCCTGTTTTGCATCTTTTAATATATATAAGAAACTTTTTTAATTGTTTTTATTTTTTCTTTATTTTTTCTTTATTTTTTCTTTATTTTTTTCTAAGTTTTCATATTCCATTTCTTCTATGTGCCACATTAAATAGTTTAAGGTTCTCAATGCTGAGAACCCTTCGTCTATTAACCTCTCCACATTGTTTTCATCATGGACCTCTTTTCCCATGTCATATTGAAATCTTACATTCACTGCTAAAAAAGGTCCCAATTCGTTATTGTTATATAACCTGCGAAATCTTCTTTTTGTTAATATCTTTTCCTGACACAACCAATTCTTGTTATCTCTTCTAGTTAAAGAACCATAACGATAGCCTAGCTTATGAACTTTTTTTAATGATTCTTTGTATAAATTTTTTATTATGATTCTTGAATTTATATTCATTGTTCGAGAACTTTTTATAATTGCTTTCTTGTTTTAAATTTTATGTTGTTTCCTATTAATTGTTTTTATTAAAAGCATATAATCTTTATTTGTTAACCTATTCATATGTCAGTTATACAAATTTGTGGACTTACTTTCTTTTATGATGACCGTTGCATTTTTCGCGATTTATCGTTGCAGTTTGAAGCCGGCGGACGATATTTGATTGTTGGACTGAATGGTTGTGGTAAATCTACTTTATTAAAACTTATTGGTGGTAAGACGCTTTCTCCTAGCGGCACTATACAAGTTTTAGACAAGGACCCCTTTCGTGATACTATATTGAACAACCATATTTCTTTTTTGAATAATGAATGGGGTACCCGAACTGTCGCCTATTCTGGTTATAATATGCCACTGCAATCCGGTATGCAAGTAAAAGAAATGATGGTTACATTAAAAGAAAAACATCCCGAACGTAATCGAGAACTTATGGAAGTGTTGAAAATTAATCCTGAATGGAAGTTGAATGCCATTAGCGAAGGACAACGCAAAAGAGTTCAACTCTATTTAGGTTTGATACAACCTTTTGATATTTGTTTATTGGATGAAATTACTGTTAACTTGGATATATTGATTAAAGACCGTTTCATGGAATATTTAAAAAAAGAAAGTCGAGAACGTAACTGCTGTATTCTCTATATTACGCACATCTTTGATGGCTTAGATGATTGGTGTACTCACTTGTTACATATTCAAAAAAATAGCAAAGTTGGCTACTTTGGACTGAAACCGGAAGGTAACATGTTGTATCCTTTTTTGTTGTCCTTGTTGCAAAAAGAAGAAGATAATATTCCAGAAGAGGAAGAACGGAAACCTAGTAATTATCGAAAAAATGCTGGCGGTTACACTTCCGGTGTATTAATTGATTATAAAAAAACATACTAATTGTGTGGATTTCGCGTTCTCAAAATCATATGTTTTTTCAAAATTCATATGTTTTTTATAAAAATTGATATGTTTTTCTTACTCTTTTTTTTGGCATCTAAAAATACATAGTTATTTCGAAACCGTTTTACTATTATGAGTTGCTCTATTTGCTCCCATGTTGGCCATAATGCCGCCACTTGTACATCCCATCGCGTTGAAGATTCCGCTCGATTTTTGTGGACCATGTTTGATTTTGTTGAAGACCAAGCCAAAGAGAATTATTTTGAATATTATCAACCACGTAATCTACCTTCTTATCGCATATTTAAAAACGATTGGTTTTTAAAATTTATTAAAAAAAGTTTGAAGTTTGAGTTGAATGATGCATTTACTGGAATTTCTCATTGGAAACGTTCCTTCCCTTTATTTAAAAACAATGTTGATACATCGGGTCTTACATTGTCCTGGATGGATCACCCGGATGATCTGCACTATATTAACGATTTCTTTCGTTTAACCACAGAGTATCAAGATTACAAAAATTATCGTTCGGTACCTAAATATATCAAAATGTTTTATCATTTGGCTCTTTTCGTTGCAAGAAAGAGACTTATAAGGGATTACCCTTATGTAAATAGAACTGAGAGCAACGAACGAAATGACACTTTGAATGTGGCCTCTACTGCAAATACACGCGATACAAATGAACGCAACGACACTGTAAATACCCCATCTCAAGCAATTGTTGCACCCACACAGCCATCACCTGAGACACAGTCAATTGCCTCCATTCATATTCCAGGTGTGGCGCTTAATTTTAACGACATGGAAGGAAATAGAGTTTTCATCCATGACCAAACAGGCGTAAGAGAAGTTCAATTGGCTGTCCCTCGGCAAAATAATACAGTGGACCTTACTACACAACTTCCTACTCCACCAACAATGGCTGTCAATACAGATAACCCTCCTCCCGCGCCCACACGAAGACCTGGACGTCCTCCAAGAAGACGTGGTGTACGGCAACCCGCCAGAAGTCAACCTGAAAGAAGATCGAGACGTCGCGAATTAACCGAGGAAGAAGAACTTATGAGAAGACTTGCCATAGAAGACCCTCACATAGAAAGACGCCGTATTATGAAAAGTAAGTTGACCTATTGCATGGAAGTTCCTCAAACTGTTTACCAGAATGAAAGTGACGGTTGCCCCGTTTGTGGCGAAGACATGAAATCTGGAAATATGTTTGCTATTCAGTGTGGTCACCCTTTCTGTGGAGACTGTCTTGGCAATGTTATTAATAAGTCCGCTCCCAGTTGCCCTTGTTGTCGAGAGGACATTCAAACCATCAAGTTCAGACAAGGTCTTGCTCCCGAACCCTTTAATGAGTTGATGAAGGCCATTGCTTCTACTTAAAATATGTATTGTTTATTTGTAAAAAAACAAATAAAAATGAAACAAAAAACAAAAACTAGAAAAAGGAAGTCCCCCCTCCCTTTTTTTTCTTGCATGTATTTTGTTAAAATATATATAAATAGAATTTTTTTTATACAATATTCAGGTATATGCAAAAGATTGATTGTATTTACATTATTAATTTGAAGAAAGAAAGGGCTCGTTTGAAACAAACATTGATGTTGTTAGCTGATGAGGAAATTCACATTCCTATTAAAATATTTGAAGCTACACATTGGAAATCCGAATTTTTTGAAAAAGATGTTTACGAAAACGAAATGCATTACTCTCAAATATGGAGAGAGAATGGAAACAAAATACGAAAGGGTCAAATTGCTTGTTGCTATTCTCATTTAAAATTATTGCAAGATGCTGTGCATAACAATTATCAAACCATTTTGTTGTTGCAAGATGATGTGTACTGCGAAAAGATAGGTCAATTGAAAAAGGAAATCGATAAATTTCATGATCTGATTCAAACACATAACGATTTTGATTTGTATTATGTTGGTAAACAAAAGGTGTTTCCTATGTTAGAAGAAGCAAAATTTCGCGACACTTCATTTTTAGAAACCGAATATTGTTACAATGCTCATTGTTTGATTTTTTCTAGAGAGTGTTGTCAAAAATTATTAAATACTGATATATGGAATTATGTTGTTCCTTTTGACGAGTTTTTACCACTGTGTTTTGGCAAGAGTATGTGTGCCAATGTTGAATACTTTCAAAAAATATTTCCCAAAATAATTACTGCTCTCTCTAGTGATTCTTTTTCAAATGTCTATCAATGTACTCACGCATCTTCTCGTTATAAACATCTGGTTGACAAATACTCTTTTACCGATATCTCTGAAAGCGACTTTGTGTAAACATCATTTGTAAAACGAGTTAGAGACATTTTTCTTTTTTTAATACGTACACTCATCATGTCTATGGAGGATATTAATTCCTTCTTTATAAAAAAGTTATCACCTACTTTACTTTATGACAAAATCTATCCATATACTTATCAACCACAGCCCACATTTCTTATGGAAGACTTAAGAGATTTGATGGAGTTAATTGGTTGGTTAGCCGATTATTATCAAGAATATTTTTGTTATGAAATATTTCATGATGATTTGGCTAACTACATTAGAGAAAATCAATCCATTGGTCATGAACTCTTTCTTCAATATGAAAACAATCCTGAAGACATGCCTATGTTGTATAATTGGGAAATTTTTTTCCAAAGAAAATTTTTATGGAAATATGGGAGATTCTATAAAAATCGTTACCATATGCCCCACCAACAACATACGGAAATCACTCAAGCAACCATTCGTTTTCTTCATTCACATCCTTCCAAAACCTATAAAAATAAAACTCGAAGAGAAGCTTTGAAAAGAAATATCAATGACCCACGTCTTCTTGCTATTTGTCGCAATGTATTAGCATTAATGACCGAAAAAGAAAGAACCATCTTTGTTAACTATAAAACTACTAGAGGTGGAGGTGCTAAGTTAAATAAATTTATTTACTTGATTGACAATAGTCGTGCATGGACTGAAGACTCTGACGATGACGACGATGAGCAATAATTTTTTTTAACGTCTTCCACAGACCCTTCCAGATACCTTTTCACAGACCCTTCCAGATACTTTTTCAGAGACCCTTCCAGATACTTTTTCAGAGACCCTTCCAGAGGTGACTCTATTTTTTCGATACCGTGTACTGTCCACCCCCCAACGGAACTATACCCACCCAACGGAACTAAGTTCCGTTAAATAGCCCCTACATTAAATATATGAAAAAAGGGCTAAAAACACTTATCGAGAAATGAGTGACATATTGATTTATCGGTGTTTTATCGGTTTTTGAGTGTGTTATTAAATCTCCACAAAGGTCTCCACAAAGGTCTCCACAAAGGTCTCCACAAAGGTCTCCA